CTGATAGAACGCGGCTCGCGAACTCGTGAAGACCTTCGACCGGCTCCGCCTTGACATCCAAGAGCTTGATCCAGTCGACCTCTTTTGCCGTCCACTGCCCGTTCCACTCGCCGCGATAGCACGGCAGGCCGTCAAGGAGCTTGACGTCTGATGGCGCCATATGCCACGACACCTGCTCGCCGTTCGGCAGGTCGACATAGACGACGTGGCGCCACTCCATGTCATTCTCCTCGCGCCCGTCGATACCACGCCCCGCTGGCCAGCCCTGGAGCAAGGCCATCTTGACGAATGCGACCGCGAGGGCATTGCGCTGGCTGTAGGCGCTTTGAGTGCGACCGACTAATTCAGCCGTATTCATGGGCGAGTCTCCAGAGTGTTGCGCCACACGGCGCAAGCTTCATGGTCCGCCTGTGTTGTGACAATGGATCGTCCGCAACCAAATAGGCCCCAGCACGCCTCCCCCTCGTCGATACGGGGTCTTTCTGAATACCAGAAGATATCACCGCTAAAATCTGTCGCCGCGAACCTCGCCCACTCCGGCGCAACACTCCAGTCATACCGGCTCACGAACTCTTGCCCGTCGCTCTCGCTGTGCGCGGTGTCAAGGACTGAGGCTTTCTGCTCCTCCGTGCGCAAGACTCGACCGGCATAGTGGACAGCCTTGGCCGCATCACGGAGCGCGTTAGACTCTTCCTTAACGAACCCTTGGCGAGCACGTCCGCGACGCCAGATGGATTTAAATTCGCAGCCCTCGTCAAAGGTAAGCCCCAGGGCCTTAATGATGTCCTCGCAGTTCGCCTCGTATGGCGTACCCGCCTGGTTAGGGTTTTCCGGGTTGTCGATTTGGGCGTGGTAATACTCGCAATGCGACCCGCTATTGATTGTTTGCAACTGGTTTACTCCGTTGATCGTTGATGTCGGCGCAAGTCTTGCAGATGTCGCCAAGCTCTGGCAACTCTTTTTGATAGCGCATGTCGCGCAGGATCCGCCCGCAAAGAGTCTTGCGGAGCCCGAGCAGTTGCGCGTGCCTGGTCTTCTTGCCGCAAATTCTAGCCCATATGACTTGCATTAAACCGCTCCCCGATCTTTTCGACGGCCGCACGGATAGCTGCGCGGCGCTCTGGCGTGTGCAACGGCTTATCAGGCCCGTAGTCGTGGCAGTGCGCAGGGTTGCGTGACGGGCCTTCTGCGCTGATGCGGTTCGGATCCGTGACGATCCGGCGTTTCGTGCGCTCAAGCCTGGCTAGATCGAACTCGTTCAATTGCGTATCTCCTGTCGGTGGCTTCGCGCCACGGTGTTTTAACCTTGATCTTTCTGGCGTCCGCCTGCGTGAATCTGTCGCTTGAATGCTTGAGAGATGGCCCCGATCTTGAGGCGAACTCGACCTTTATCCCTCTCGCCTCCAGAGCCTTGCGGAATGACCCGATAGCGGTCTTTCCGTACCCTATGCGCCTGGCAGCCTCTGATATGGTCATGCCTGCCGCTGCGAACTCGCGAGCCGCGTCACCGATGGTCTGCCCGGACTCTGCCAAGTAGCGCGCCGCGATGTTATAGGCGTCGAATGGATCCTTGTCGGGACAGTCTGCAAGCATCTTGCAGAACCTGTCGTGGTGATATCCGAGGGCGTCGGCGCATTGCCTGCGATTCAAGCCGGTCTCGGCCATCGACCCAAGGAGCGACCAAAACTCCTGCCGCCGCTCTAGGCTGATCAGGGTTCGGCGGTGGCTCCGGTCAAACTCCACGCCGAGGGTGTATGACAACTTTTGCGCGGAGTGGTAGCCCATCCCGAGAGCCTTTGCCGAGTCTTTTATGTTGAGGCCCTGCGCCGCCAGGTCGCGGAGCAGGTCGACGAACGGCATACCCCATCGATCCTCTATCTCTTTGCGAGTCACTTTCGTTTCATTCCGTCGACAACTGATTGAGGGGCGCAGATTAGCCGGATGTAGATCCCCTTCGCAACCTCTTTCGGTGTGGGCATAGGCCGCCCGTCGATTGACCAGTTGTTGAAGCGGTCGCGGACACACTCGCGCTCCGCGTCCTGGTTGCGGTACTGACCAGGGAACTCAACGAGAAACGTTGTTCCAGAACTTGCCATTTTGCCCCCATCCTTTTTTCATTTGTTGCGGCATGAAAAAGGCGTCAAGCGTATTGACGCCTTTGGCCAGTCTGCGGCGAACGGTTGAATACGTGACGCATATGCAGTCACGCCAAGCCTCGAATACCTCGCTAGTGGTCCCGATATAGCCTGCGACGTTATGCTTGTCGGCCTTGGCTCGCCGCGCAGCGCGAGCCGTCTCGCAGGCCATAACAAGGCCAGGGGTAGCTACTCCTCGCCGCTCTGCGTAGGACCTGCGCACGTCTGCGGACTGTTTGGGGTGACACCAGTCAATGCCAGTCATGGATTCTAGTAAGGCGCCGAGGTTGCGCGGACTGATCTCCAGCGCGTCAGCGACCATCTGCTTGGACCAGTTCATTTTGGCGCGAGAGCGGATAAACTCCTCGGTCGTCATTGGCCGCCCCTTTCGATGCGGGCGTATTCGATAGCAATTTCAGCGCCTTTCTTCCGTAGCAATATGTCGCGCTGAAAGGTTGAGCTTGCATAGAAATATTCGCAGGGCGACTCAGGGTTGCCAGGCTCGTCGGGAACACGGATGTACCAGAGTGACGGCGCTACCGGCGCGGGCGGCGAGGTGTAGAGCTGCGTCACGCAATCATCGGTAGCGAAATATCCGCGACCATAATCCTGAACGGTCACTTCTTCGCAGTTCTCAAGCAGGATCGCGTCCACCGCTTGGCGCTCGACGGCAGGGGCTCCGTTCCCGCTTTCGAGGTAGCCGCAGCCATTCTGATTGCAGATATCAGCAGTAGAGGCATTACATTGCGCGCAGGCTGCCACCTCGACGGCAGTGGCGGCGAGTAGGGCGCGCAGTTCGCTCGACTCTTTGAACATTTGCGCCTTTGACAGTCGCTCAGCGAGTCGCTCTACATACTCCCGCGAGATTGTTAGGGTGTTGGTCATCGCTTTATCCTTTGCTCGGGTTGGCGTCACGGAACAAGCCAGGTAGTTTTTTAACATCCAGCCGATAGCCCCGGTATCCGGCAGCGTACTCACTGACCAGAACCTGTTGCTGCTTGTAAGTAAGTCCCTGTATCAAGTCCTGAAAGCGGGTTGATTTGAACGGGATTAGCTGCATCCCTTGGGCTTTGTCGTCGCGGCCAGCCTGTACGGCTTTCGCCTTCAGCGCTGTAAACGCCTCTTTGCTCATTCGCTTGCTCCCGATTCGGTGGGTTTGATGCGCGTATCCATGTGCGGGTCTTTGCCGCAACGGTCGTACTCAGCTTTTGTGCAGTCGGCCCAATCAGATTCACCAATTTCTCGCGATTGATACGCGACAGATTCGGTGAGGTTGAGGGCGGCTGTCACTTTGTCAGCCCATGCTGCGAAGCCGGGAACACCACGAGGGTAGCCATGCAGCAACTCGACCAGCTCCGCATTCCGCTGCTCGGCGGCTGTCAGGCGCTGCTGTGACGCATCGAATTCACGCTTTACGCGTTTCAAGTTCAAACCCTGATCCGCTGCAAGGATTCTCAACTGCGCCAGCTCTTCCCGCAGCGCAGCCAGCTCGGATTGGTGTTCCTCATAACGAACATATTCGCCATCAGCCTCCAGCCTCTCGAAAGCAGGTCCATCATTTCCAAAATCATCAGTAGAACAAAATTCAAATCGCTGAATAGTCACGTCACTCTCCAATCTGCTGTGCCCGATAGGGCGGTTATTGTTTGTCAACGAGCTGGCGGATCAGTCCGAGCTGCGACTCTAACAGCATCACGCGCCCGAGGTTCTTTTTATATTGCGTCCGCCACTCTTCGGCCTCTGTCGTCAGGTCATCGATAACCTCGCCCATCTCCGCGACCGTCGACTCAAGCTGCTCAATGCGCGCCAGGAGCGCCCGGTTGTTGGCCATGTAACGCCGACGCTCGTCGCCGTGGCTGCGCGCCTCCCGGTCCTTCTGACGAACCAGGTCGGCGAGGATATGGTTGTGCCCGGTCACTGCCGACAGCTCGTTACGCAGCGCGAGATTGCGCTCCAGTGCCTGGCCGAAAATATCCCCGCCCCCGGTCGAGATGCACTGATCGACGAGGCATACCAGGTCGGCGAGGTCGGTCTTTTTGATCAGCGCCAGGGTATAGCCGTCTTTCACTTTTGCCAGTTCGCGCATTCTTTTAAGCATTGTGATTCTCCAGGTAGTCAATGATGGCTTGTGCCAGTTCGCTGTTTTCTTCATTTTGCAATGCTTGATTCGCCAGCCAGACCAGATTATCGCGATCCATCTCGCGCTGGTTCGGCTGCCTTGGCGGCGGCTCGCGATGCTCCCAAAGGATTTGCACGCGGGTCGGCCGGTCCTCGATAGTCTCGCCCTCAAGGACCTTGTAGCGGCCATCCTTAGGGCTTTGCACGATCCAGATATAAGGCGAGTCGCCGCGCATTCGCTTAGCCTGCTTGAATGCGTACTTGTACGACCCATAGTCATAATGGAAGGTCGTTTGCATTACCTGGAGGCCCTCGCAAAGACCGCCACCATTACCAGTCCGACCATGGCGCCAGCGAGCGTGAAGACGCCCAGCGCCAAGACCGGAGCGCCAGGAACCGACGCGCCAGCGACGTAGCCGATGAACGCCATAAGAGGCAAGAGCAGGAGGATAATGTCGCGGCCCATCCGAATGATTGTGTCGAGCATTTTGGTTACTCCAGATAAATGAAAACGCCCAGCTAAATTACTAGCTAGGCGTCTTTTGTGTCAAGCGGTTTTACATCAGACATTCAATGAAGGTTTTTGCAGCCTCTGCGTTTATGGCGTTACCGTAGGCGCGCACTTGCTCCACCCTGGATGGATACCCATTAACCAGCGGGAATGATCCGGGTTCAACTGCTCTAAGCCTGCCAAGGGAATCTTTGATCCATTCTGATCCAGACCAAAAACCATTAGTCGGACCGCGTTGGTTAGCTCCTCTCTGGCTTTGCCGGGTCTCAATCCTCCGGTGCCCCTGGCATCCGAAGCCTTCGGCGTCGGCCAGCTGTCCAATCCAGTAGATTCTATCTCTGACATGCGGCGCCCCGACGCCCGCAGACGGAAACGGGACGGCCCCGAAGGCGTATTCCACGGCTTCCAGGTCAGCTTGTACAAGGTCGATCCAAGGGTCGACAGCCTTGTTCGCAACCTGCTCTCCAATGACGACTGGAGGCTTGCACTCCTCGATAAGCCAGTAGAGGGTCGGCCATAGGTGCCGCTCGTCAGCAAATCCAAAGCCTTCGCCTGCCGTGCTGAAAGGCTGGCACGGGCAGCTTGCCGTCCAAACTTTTCGAGAGTCTGGCCAATCAGCTTGGCGCAAGGCAAGCGACCACGTTCCGATTCCTGCGAAGAAATGGCACTGAGCAAACTCTGCGAGTTCTTCCGGCTTGACATCTTCAATACTTCGCTCATCAACCACCCCAGGAGCAATATACCCCGCCTTGATCAAATTTCTCAGCCATTTAGCCGCATATGGATCGATCTCGTTGTAGTATGCCGTCACTCAGGCAATACCCCAGCTCGTTTAAATGCAAGGATCAAATACGGATCCGGGTTTTCAGTTCCTGCGTACCAGTTTGCCCACTTATAATCAACCATCCCTACAGGCTGCCCCTCGAACTTACCGAAGGTCATCACCTTTGGCACGCGAGCATCTAGACTTAACTGGTAAAGACTTTCCCAATCAAGTTTCACTCCGTTGCGCCGCTCAATGGTCATGATGCAGTATTTCAGCACGCGAGCGCAGTTCAGCACGTCCGCATCGGCCGCGTGAGCGTTTTTAAGCAGGTCCTTAGCCCACTGGTAGCCCTTGCCGGTCTGATAGGCGATGTAGTAGAGCACAGCGCCTTGCGTGTGGCTGTCCAGATCTGGAAACAGATCGCGGGTTAGCGCTAAGGTACAGATGCGTTTGGCGCCCTGGCAGTCGAGAAAGTCCGAGTCGAAATCGACGTTATGCCCGATCATGTAGCCACCAGGGTTGGCCAGTTGGCCGCCGAAAGGCTCCTTTCCTTTCAGGTCGTCAGGGTTGATATGGTGGACGTTGAGCGCGCCGAACTTGATCGGCACCGTATGGCCGAAGTAGGAGTGCCCCATAGGGAGATCCTCAAGCCTGGCCTTCATGAACCCCTCGACGGTGTCCGGCAGGTCCATTACAGCCAGCTCGATAACCTGGTCTGTTGCCGGGTCCGTACCGGTGCATTCGGTGTCGGCGATGTAGGCGCGCATTAGAACGGGCTCCAGTCTTCAGTATCAGCGGAGGCCGGAACATCTGGCGCTAACCATGGGCTTTCGTTGTAGAGCATGGCGCGGAACACGACGCACCGATCCCCCTTGGCGAGCAGGTTAAGACCTCTGCAAAGAGCCGTGGCGCAGGCGTGCCGAGCGTAGAAATCGAGATCCCAAACAAGGATCAGATTGATATCGCCCTTTGTCCACGATTCGAAGTCGTCGTCTGCCTGGCCAGAGCCGCCAAGATTCCAGCCGTCACCGTAAAGAGCCTTGGCGACATCGCCGAGGTAGATGCGGTTGATCCGCACCAAAACATCCTGGTCCGTACCGGTCACGGGAGGATTGCATGTCACGCGGGATCCGCAGAGCATCTCATCCTTGACGAACTCGCGGATTACAGCGGTCTCATTCAGCGGCATTTTTCGACTCCTGGCTAAGAATGGCGACAGCTTTCATACGGGCCTCTACGCCTGCGCGGATGGCATGCAGCACGGCACGGTTAGGCGACTCATAGCCGAGCACACGAGACCACTCGACCGGAGTAGCGTCCTCGCCCGACTTGGACCAGGTCACAGCCTGCCACGTCTTGTCCTTGTTGCGGTGGACGCTGATGTTTAGGTTGGCGTCTTGTAGCGCCTGGTAGTCCTTCGGGTACTTCTTGAGCAGCTTCAGTAAGTCCATTTGACACTCTCCAGCTAGGGGCGGTTGCCCGCCCCGGTTGATTTATGCAGTCAGTTCGTTTTGCTTCTGCGCTTCATTCTTGGACTTGGCTTTCTCGGCCTTTTCCTTGAGCTGGCGGTCACCCTCAGCGAGCAGCGCAGTGAGGCGAGCCCACTCCTCAAGCGGCACTTTAACAAAGTCGGACTGCCGAGGCTTGCCTTTTTCGCCCTTGAGATAGTTCTCGATGTCGTACGCCTCGTCCTTTGTCAGGTTCGAGCGCAGAGGGGCGAGGATCGCGTACATGTCGAGCAGGAGCGACGGGGCTACGCTAGGCGCTGCGACAGTTTTGGTCGTGGCCTTCTTGCCGTCGGCGTTCTTGACCGCCTCCTTGAGGACCTCTGTAGCGCCGTCGCCCTTATGCTCACGGATCGCCGCGACCGCAACCGCCGAGGACACCTGCCCGGTCTTGACCAGCTCCAGGCCTTCAGCGTCCAGCTCGCCCAACTTGAGCACCTGGTCGACGCGCTGACGGGTAACGCCGATGCGTTCCGCGACCTCCGCAAGCGTGCCCTTGAGTCCTTCGGCGCGCATGCCTTCACGGATGTCCGACCACAGCTCGAAGCGCTCGACGTCGGTCAGCTTTTCGTTTTCCTGGCTGCCATTGATGAACACGAGAGCGTCCAGCTCGCTGCCTTTGAATGGGCGGATATCTACCCAAAGCTCGCCCTGCCCGCCTGCGTCAGCGATCTTGTACGACTCGTTGCGGCAATAGCCATCGACCAGTTGCACGCCGCCGCCCGTCCGAGGCTGCACGAACATCTGAGGCAGTTCGACGTTATTCATGATGGCATTTGCCATCGACTGGATATGCTCCAAGGTAGACGCCTTGGTCATGTCACGGCGATTCCAGCAAGTGCCGTCGGCGCGCAGCTTGTGATGGATATTCTTAAGCTGGATGCGGAGGCCCTTGTCGCCCCGTACGATCATCTTGATGTCTTTATGCATCATTTTATTGAAGCTGTTGTCTGCCAGGAACTCGGCGATTTCTGCGGCGTTCATTTGTGTTTTTCTCCAGTGGTTGAAAGCAAGGAGGCCATCCTAAAAGATGGCCTCCGGCATTACAAGAACTTTCGTCAATTGATTTGACGGTTAGAAGGGTATCCCGTCATGGCCACACTTCTTGCAGATCGCGTCGAGGTTATAGGCATGGTCCCCGCCACGCGGACAAAGGTTCCAGTCAGTATCTGGCGGGACGGGAGCAGGCTCCTCCTCTACCGGATCCGCTGCATTGAGTACCGCCGAGACCTGGTCGGCGTCCTCCTTGCTCTTGCAGATCGCGAAAGGCGTTTTCTCGTCCAGCCAAACGACCCATGTACAGACCTGGTTGAACTGATCGACCGCGCCAGGGGTTACGGTGTAGCGGCTCATGCGTCCGCCCTCATGCGCCAATATTTGTGGCCTTCAGGCGTGCCGCTGAAAAGGAAAAGGTAGGACAACCTTTCGTTAGGGATTGGTCTGTCTAGAGTGCAATGCGCCACAGCCTTGACGTTATCCGCCCACACCGCCCGCTTTAGCTGCTTGCCTCGCAGGCCCTGCGCCCGATAGTAGGCCTTGAGTTGCTGCTTTACGTAAGTCATTAAATCTCTCCTGCGGCAACAGCCTCGTCAAGCGTGTCAAGACCAAGGCCGAAGTCCATATGGAGGGTTTGCGCCTTGTCGGCGGACGCCTTGCGGGAAAGCAGATGGGCGTCATACATGTACTCCAGCCCCTCGATCCCAACCACGGCAAACCATTTAGGGTTGGTCGCATTGCCCGACAGCCAGAGCCATTGCGCGGCGTCGGCTACTGGCTGGCGCTTCTCATCTAGCCCGCTCATGCGGACATTGGCACAACAAACGATATGATCCGCCTTGCGGTCTTCCAGGATGCTATACCAGTCGCAGATACCATGCTCCAGCAAGAACCATGCGGCGTCCGCTACTGGCTGGCGCTTCTGGTTGTAGTTGACCAGTTCGTTACGGCAGTCATTGATAAGCCGCTCTACGCTACGCTCTTTTACGACCCGCTGAAAGTCTTCCACGTTCCAGGTTCTGACCCGCCAAGCAAAAGCGACAGCATCTGCACAGGTCGAGTCGCGAGCAGTCTCGATAGTCGCGCCTAGCAACAAGCGAGCCAAAAAAACCTCCCGCATATCAAACATGCGAACAGGCCCTCTCGCCCCGAGAATCACGTCGGCAGGCTGGTCACGCAGCAAGCCCTGGATCTGCGAACCACGGATAAGCCACAAAACCCGAGCCTTATCCGCGACCGGCTGGCGATATACGTCGATCATCTTTGACAGGCTTAATACGCTTAGATCCTTGTATGCCTGCTCGACCCCTGGAGCCCTTGCCGCCTTGATTTCCTGTACAGCCGCTATAAGGATTTTTACCTTCGGCATCTATTCGCTCTCCAGCTTGTTTAAGTGAGCCCGCATCATGTCAATCTGATTGACTGAGGTCAAGCAATATTAATGCACCGTCACCGTGATGAATGGCTGCTCTGCGGCGTAGGTCGTCCATTCCGACATGACGCCACGGACGGAGCCCTGCACGACTACCGTTCCAGCTAAGCCCCATACAACCTTCTCGACTTTGAACATGCCCGTCGGCATCTCGATGCAGTCGCCTGGCTGTAGCTCTCTTGCGATCTTCTCAATCATGCTGCTCGCTCCGATTAAATGCGCCAGGCGTACCGGACTCGGCGCCGTGGCTTTAGTGAGTGGTCATGCACCTGGCCATTAATGACCGCCAGGGCGTGGCCCGTGACGTTTACCCAATACCGGCCGACCGGATGGGCCTTGCAGAACTCGCCGAGGGTGACGCCCTTGTCAGGACACAGGCCTTTGACCTCAGACAGAGCGTTAAGCGCGAGCGCGCCCATATGCATTGGCGCCCGCCCGCCAACAGCGCGCCCTGCGAAACTGCGCATATGGCTGTGCGCCTCTCGATAGCTCCAGTCCATGACGAACGCCAAGGAAGTGACCGTACAGTCGTTCGTTTCGTTCAAAGCCTTGCGGCATTCATCGTACCGCGAGTAAATCTCAACCAGGGGCTTCATTCCGCGCCGATCCTCTGTAGGTCAGCGCGCATCCTGCCCGATTGGATCCGGTGAAGTCAAGGCGAAAAAAAAGCCCGCCGATAAGTGGCGGGCTTGAGTGTTAACCCGGTTAAGCGACGAGTCGCAATGCCGGTGGCGCCTTCTTAGTGTACTGCGTGACCATCTTGCTGACCTTTGTCAGGATCTCCAGTTGCCATTTTTCCGGCAGGTTCTTGTAAAGCTCGACAATGTCGTGGAACGGGGCGCCGGTAAGCTTGCCCTCGTTCTTGACCTCGACGCCTTTCAGCTCTGGCGCGACCGGCTCCGGCATAGGGCTAGACGCGGCCATCTTGCTCTTAGCTGAACGCAGCGCCTTGCGCAGGTTGCCGATACTGTCGTAGTCCAGGACCTTGACGCCGTTGTTGTAGGCCGCCCGGATGGTCGAGACATACACGCGGACGGTCTGAGGCGCTGGCACGTCGCCCTCCATTGGCCGACCCATGCGACGAGACCAGCCCTTAGCGTCGTAGGCCGCGTAAACCATCTCGTTGAACAGGTCCAGGGTGGTCGCCTTGGCCAGTTGCGCCGCCGCGAGGATCTGCCCTGCGATCTCGTCCATCTTGTGACCGGCCTCCTCGATCTGCCCAAAAACGTCAGCCAGGTTAACGGATTTCACTTGTGCGCTTTTCATGGTGTCACCCTCGATAGGGCGGAGACGTCCTCCGCTATCTAAAGCTTAGACCAGGTTGAGGGGGTCGCAAAGATTTTATGGTTATAAGCGATATAACGGCCGGGAACATGGATCCATGCCGATTGACTGGCGTAAAAAAGCCCCTGTCAAGGGGCTTGTCAGCTAGGTATTCCACTCCATTCGATGGCGGTTAGGCCCGCAGAACGCCCAAGCATAGAGCGGGAGCCAGGCAAGGCCGATGATGATAGTCGCGGCCGGAATGGCTAAGGTGTCGCTAGCGGCGAACTTGCGCCGCTCCTGGTAGTAGTGCTCAAGCATCAGGCCGAGAGCCGTGATAAGCCCGACGATCAGATACGCAATGATCAGGCTCATTTCATCCCCTCAAGCCAAAGGTTCAGGTAGTTGCGCAGACGGAGGACGCGCTCGCGGTCCAGGTAGATCGACTCCGCGTCACTACTGCAATGCGTGGCGATGACCAGCATCTTTTGCCCTTCGGTTGCCGACGGGAACACGAAGAGCGTGTCGTCGTTATTGAGGTTGCAATCAAGCTGTAACTGATCGCTCACGACAGCGCCCTCCTGATCCTGGCAGCCAGCTCAAAGTCACCAGGCGCAGCCGATGGCGTAGACCCGAACCACGCCAAGAAGCGGGCGCACTCGGCGTCATTGAACTGGAGCGTGCGCTGCTCTGTTACGGCTGGCGCGACTAATTGCGCTGGCTTTGCTCCTGCCTGCCTTTTCATTGCTTGACCTCCGGCAAGCGAACGCCGCAGTCGTACAGATGCTGTGCGGCGCGCTCATAGTTGCCGCTAGCGCCCATCATGCGAGCCAGTCCGTCGATCTGCGCCTTGCTGGCCTCCTCTGCGATCTGCTCCGGCGTACGGATCGTGCGGAACTCGGCGGCCCAGCAAATCAGCTGGTTATTACCGCCGTGCGCAACCGCTACGGAGTCGTTGCTACGGTGGATAACCTGGCATTTAGTCCAGCGCTTGACGCCAAGGCAGTTATAGACCAGCGCCTCGCATACCGTTCCGACAGGCGGACGCCCCTCGCCGGTCCATTCAGCCTTTGGCCGCGTCTCGCCATGGATCGTAACCGTATGGTCATACACGCCGACCTCGATCTGGTTAGCCAAGACAACGAACTCGACGCCGAGCAGGCTTACCGGCTGCTCTGCCGCGTAATGCTCATATAGTGCCTGCGACAGCTTCTCGCAGCTCGTCGTAATGCTGATTTTCCTGCCTTGTGCCTTTGCCATGTATTGCCCCTATTGCGTTAATGAAAGTGAAGGCCGGAGGTTACCCGGACTGGTCGCGGCAAGTCAAAGGTATTCTGCTATCTCCTTCCATACCGCCTCAAACTCGTAGTTGGTGCGGTCGAGAGTCTTCAGGCGCTCCAGCGCGGCACGCGGTACGCTAACCATGGGCTCTTTAAGGCGCATGATCTCCCCAGGTCCAGCCGCACGAAAGAACCACTCGCCGAAGCCGTCGCGGAGCCAGGTCTTTAGGGCGTGGTCCGCGCAAGCTTCCCGAAGCGCTGGCCGCTGGATGCAGGCACGCTGCACGAACCCGCCAGGCCCAACGATCAGCACGTCGTCAACCTTTGCGGCGATCAGCGACAGGACGCCGACGGGCGCCTCCATGGCCTGGCGCAACTGGCTGGCGCGCTTCTGCTCACTGGCGACATCGCGCTCCGCTATCGCAGCATTGATCAAGCCTTGTTGGTCGCCATCCTTGAGCACGCACTCAAAATAACCAAACTCGCAAAATAGCACTTGAGCCGCATCCGCGACTGCCTGACGAGTAATATCTTTCATTTGAGCAACTCCATAACAAGCAATGAGACGCAAAAGGCGGCAACCAGACCGATGCAGGCGACGGCGCGCTCAAGCTCTTGCTCGAACGTGCGGCTAGACGGCACGGTCGGCAGGAAGCACGCGAAGCCGATTAGGCGCAGCATGAATATGAGTTTTTCCACGGTTGATCCCCTGTGTCTGGTACTGGCAAAGCCCCAGTTAAGGGGCTTGAGGTGGGCGGGGTTGGTTTAGCGTGCGGCCTTTTGCGCTTCCTGTGCTGCGTATGCGGCCTTGTGTTCGGCGTGCTGGCGCATGCGCTTTGCGGTCACGGCAGCGGCTGGAGCCCAACGACGGGTTTTTCTGCCATCTTCACGAACTTCGAAGACTTCGGCGCCGATCTTTTTAGCGGCTTCGATTGCAGTCATGTAGCCGGTGAATGTAGTGCCGTTGACTTCGTACATATCGTCGTGCTCCGTTGTTCGTTTGTCTAGTTGCTTGACACGGACATTAAAGCTTTCTGTTAACCAGGTCAATACTTTTTTTAGCTGAAAACAAAAGAGGCCAGAAGGCCTCTCGCTGAAAAGTACACTGCTCAGTTTACTTTCTGTTTTTCATCAGTTTGAATCTGGATCCGCGCAGCCTGGCTGACGTGTGCGCAGCCCTCCTGTACGCCCGCTGCGAACGCTGGCGGCCTTTGCGCAACTTTCAGGCCCTCCACTAGCCGTGAGCAGATGGCAAGCGCCTGCTCGCTCCTGGCGCCGTCACAGTGGCGGGCGACGTGTTCGATTCCTTCATTCCAGAGTGACGAGCCTCTCATTCCTCGCCTGCCCATGCCAGGAGCAGCGCAGCCAGTCGCCTAGCATTGGCCTTGCCCTCGATAGGGATCCACGGCTCCCGGACATCGTGATCTGGTTCGACCATAAGCCACACACGCCCCTCGCCCTCCGCCGCATCAAAGCTCACGCGGACCGGAGTCGACCAGGTTGGATCTGATGGGGCCGGGAGGATCTCGTCCTTGTTGAAATCGATGTCGGTCACCGGACTTTGATCTTGCTTTTCGGTTTTGTTGTCGCCCATATGCATTGCACGGTCTCCAGCGCTTCGGTTTTGGTCATAGGCAAACCGCCCATGGTGAATTCTTTACGGCCTGGCAGACTTACCGTCCAGACGGTCTTTCGTTGCTCTTGCGACATCACGCAGGGCCTCCAGGGTTAGGCGCTCGATAACCTGAGCGATATGCCCGTGTCCGTCGTGGCACTCCTCAGGGTGAAAGCCATCCCACTTGTCGACATCGCCGCCAAGGTAGAAATAGAGCCGCAAGATAATTGCGCCGCTCGGCATACGTCTAGCCGACCAGTGGAAGTCTTTATCGACCTTCGCCGCATCCCGCTCGAACGCCTTGCGACGCTGCGCACAATGCCGCCCGTCACGGTACGCATCCCAGCGCGCCTTACTGATCAGTTCACGCATGTTCATCGACGCGACTCCCGGCAGCTACCTGCATCAGCGATGCGAACCCACGAGCCAGCTCGGCGCCCGTGCAGTTATCCATGTCCCGCATGATGATCGCCATCTTGTCCTTGAGATAGGCGCAGTCGACGCCGTAGCGATTCTTCGGGCGCCCCTGGACCTCCAGGTAAGTCGCCACCGCCCGGTTGATATGCTGCGTCCGGTTATACGGTGGCAGCCTGTCCAGCTTCACAACCATCTCCGATGGCAGCGCCACCGATATTCCTTGACAACCCTTTTTCATCTACTGATTCCAGATGGCTCAACTGACTGATAGACACAACACGGTCACGGTAATGACCATCGGCGGCGCCCTTGATGCGGACCTTCGCCTTGTCGCCTTGGCGTGACACAACGGAGCAGGCCCGAGTGTACGGAACCACGACCCCGTTAATCAAGTGATTTAGCGTTACGACTGGCATTAGTCCGCCAACCCTGCGCGCTGAGCCAGCGTCCCGAGAGTCCCGTAGTTACCGCCAAAGCGCTCTGCCTGCTCAATCCATCCGTTGTGCATGTCATGCAGCAACTCCAAAACCTTATCCCCCTGTTGCTTATTCAGCCTGGACAGCGCCGCGATCCTTGCCGCCTGCGCCTCTATCATTTTGTCCCGCGCCAGGACCATGTCCGTTAGCACCTTGTCTTGCAGTTGCTTGCGTGTCATTGAGATAACTCCAATTGCGTGTTTTGACTGTCTGCCCGCTGTCCAGCTTCACAATGAGGCCGTCGACCTCGTGCGCCTTTACGCGGCCTTTGTGGCCGTCTGCCAATACCCGAGCCCGGATTCCTGGTAGCGACCGTTTGTACTTGCGTGGCCCCCGGTTGAAATAGACGTGCATGATGTTTGTTTCGGTCTTCTGCCGCGTGACCAGGATCTCGCCCGAGCCTCCCGTCAGGTAAGGCCCCGCCTGGTCCGGGTCGCAGTAGCCGAACGGGATAGGCGCACGCAATACCGCAATCCTGTGCGCCTCGTTGGCCGCTGCTAGCGCCTGCTTGAGTTTGGCGATCTCCTTGGCTGCATCCTCAAGGTCGTCCTCCATACGCCCGACATCGCGAGCGAGGTAGTAATCCCCGTTCGCCGTGGCGGATATGTAGCCCTCATGATCAATATCGTAGCGCTGTAACATCGCCATCAGCGGAGATACCTCTTACCTGTCTGCCGTGACGATCTCTCGCCCTCCTGATCCGGTCGCGCTCAACCTGCCGCTTGCGGATCTCTTGTTTACGCTCTGCCGCCTTCGCCTTCAGCGGATCGCTACGTCGCTTCTTGATCTTGCGGTCAACCTTCACACAACCCCCTAGCGCATCCAATCCTTCTTAAGTTTGCCTTTCTTCCCGCGCTTAGCGCCAAAGCATCCAACGCCGTCGACATTCTCGACGTAGCCGATGCTGGTCGCCAAAGGTATCTGCGGAGGACCAAACATAGCAAGCAGTTTCTCGCGATCCTCCTCGCTAATTTCCAGGTCCACGGATATCGACATGCCATCCAAGCTGTCAAACGACTTTGCGCAGACCTCGTCCGCCTCGTCGAATGAAACGATTGTGACGTCATGCCCCATAAAGCGCAGCTCTTTTGCCACGACTTCGCGATAGACGGGATCGGTCCCGCCGACCATCAAAACCCGACCTTCGGACATGCAGTCAACTCCTCTCGTTTGGATTGGTACAGAGACAGCACACGGCGACGCACACGGGGCGATAACATCAAACCGCTGCCTAGTATCATGCCGTAGCGGATCGCGGCCTCCTCGGCGTTTGCAGCTCGATACAGCACCCATAGATCATTCCACAGGAGCTGACTGGTCGCCGACTTGTGATTTAAATGCAACATGCTCGCCCACCTGCTCAAGAATTCGGATAACCCGTTCTACCGACATCTCGCCCCGGATGCACGCGGACAGAGTTGTCTGGTGGATCCCATAGGCCTCGGCAAACGCCGCATGGGACAGACCACGAGTCGCAACCACTCGCCCGAGTCGCTCGCCCAACTCCAGGCGCATCGCCGCTATGAGGGCGCTCATGCTGGCACCGGGAACGTGAGACCGTGCCGAGCCTGCGCCATGTTGTAATCCCGAGCCTCGAAGCACTGCGCGGCTAGCGCCTTGAACCCGAAGTGGTGCGCAGGAAGCTCGACGTGCCTGGAGCACTTCAGCATTCGCATTCCCCGCCTGTGGTGGTACTGCGCCAACTTAACCCGGTTAACACCATCCATCAGAACACCCTTTGTCAAAAGTGAATATCATCGAGAACGACCGGGCCGATAACCCCTCGCCCAACCATAGGGACCGGGTCGACCTTTGTAAGCTCGACTTGGCACCCTATCCCCATCGCGCCTGCAATAGCGATCATCTTGTCAGTCGAAATAATCAGCGCTCCAACCCCTCGCCGTAATGCGCTGACGTCACACTGATGCAGCCCGAAGTGCTCAGCTATGACTTTCTGCTTGCCGCTGTGATTTGCCAGCTCGGCAAGGATCGCCGCCTCTAACTTTTTCTTCAAGGTCATTGACCGTCTCCGTGATTGAGAGCGCACTTTAAACCGCAATCAATTCATAAGCAAATTATTAATAATAAAAGCTCTTCTCTAAGAGAGAGATGACTTACAAATCTCTTATATACGTATAAGGAGACAGGCAGGGGATAGCGTCCGGCTGTTAGGCCGAAGTCGCGAGAAAGCAAGGATGTTTTGTGTTTGCTAAGCCGTTTGCTAAGCCGAATCCCAATGTTTATTGGGTTAAACCGGCGCAATAGCGAAGAAACGAGAAAACCGGGCGGTTTTTGCAATTTGCATTTTTAGAAAATGCCGAACTAGGCCGCTATTGCGCGAACTCGCTGTTTAGAGCGGTTCATTGCTTGCTAGTTCGTTGCTATCGTTTGCTATTGCGACTGACCGGGTCGCGCATTGAGGCCCGGTCTAGACACGTTACGGCAGGGCTAACAGCCTGTCAAACCTGCGGCGCCCGGTAATGGCTAAAGGTTTTGCCGTTGGTTCCGCACAGACGGTCAGACCGAAGCGCTAACCCGTCGACCACAAGCGACGCAAGGCATGACTCGACTGCCGCTGAATCAAAACCCTTGAGTCGGTTCTTTATCAGGCCTAGGGATTTCTCTCCGTCGCTGATAAGTCTAATGACGCGCTCGCGCAGCTTCTCGGATGTCGTGGGCGTCCGATTGCGGCGCATACGGCAATCGATTCTCTCGAACCATGCTCCCCACTGGAGAATGCAGTAAGCGCCCCAGGCCTGCCAATCGCCAACCCACCGACCCGCAGCGCCAAAGCCGTAGCCGTGCTCCCGCGTGTAGTGTTGAAAGCGAAAACCGAACTTGTCGACGTCGCCGACGTCACCCGTCATATACGTGACAACCCCGTCGCTTTGATTGGCCGCATGCGCCACCGGGTCGCCGTACCAGGGACCTGTCGTAAACGTGCCATCAGGGTGTACGTCAATAAAAAGTCTAGCCACAAAAAAGCCCTCCAAAGTGAGGGCTTATGATGCATCAAGATAGCGAGATAATCAAACTCCGTAATAGCGCTCGACTGCCTTTCCGTTAGTTGGGTTCTTGTCCTCGACAAGCGTTAGCATTTTCGCCTCTACCATCGCCCGGATAACCTCCTCGACTCGCTCCTTGGGCCACTTGCGGCAACGATTGATAAGGACGCCCTTGGTCTCGCCGTGTTCACGGTCAACCATGCCCATGATCTTGGCGCGGACTGCGCCGGACGGGTCGCCCTCCTCCCGCTCGTTGGCGTAGGCGAGCATGGTCTTTTCCCGGATATCCCGCTCGACGAACGCATAGGCCCATCGGACATGCTCGGCAGTTCGGATGCCGGACGGAGCAGCGAGGATCAGGCTGATTTTTGAGACCATCTCACGCGCTCGGCGGGGGATCGCCTCAAGGCCGGTTTTCTCCTTGTGCATCTCGGCCTTGTTGTGGCCCCACTCGTAAACCAGGTCGAGCATGTCCCGCGCCTCGTGCTCCGTGCGGACCTGTACGCGCTCGCCGTAATACTCGACTCGGAACGACTCCTGATCGTAATAGCCGCCATCATAGAGACCGCAGATCGCCAGGCGCAAGCGGTCGCCCATCTTGGTGGACTTGAATCCCGGCTTAGCTCGCGGGTTCGTCTCCTTTTCGGTAACGATGATCGACCGACCAATAAAGCCGTTGGTTGCCTGCTCGGGCGTAACCAGGCTCTCGAACGTGACGGGCGTAGTGAAGCCGATTAGGGTCAAGTAAGGCTTTTCGAGGCCGTTGTCGATAGAGAGGATCGCCCGCTCCAGGTTGGGGAGCCGTCGAGTCAGTGAGCCGTTCGGGTCGTCGTTCTCGCTGATCGCCTTGCGCGCTGACTTCAGCTCCTGGACCAGATGCTTGCGAACGTCGCGCTTTGTATCGCCCGTCAGCGGCATAAAGCTATTCGCCTTTGAGTAGGCGTTCATCAGGGCGCCGATAACGCCGGAGTGGTACGCCTCTTTCGACGTGGTGATAGTGCGGAGCAAGATCCCGAATTCGTCGATAACGTAGTTGGCGGCCTGGTTGTCGATCAGGTTGCGGATGATCTCCTGCTCCGACTTGATAGAGCCCACGGTAGCGCGCTGGATGCCTGCGGCCTGATGAATAGTGTTGATCGCCTGCATGATCGCCTCCTTACCGGTTGCGGATCCGGCGACGCACAGAGCGAACAGGTTGGCGGTCACGCCGTCGACGTCGTCGGTATAGCGCAGACCGATAACATTCGACATAGAGACCAGCGCGGCGGCGACTGCCAGGTTCTCGCGAGGGTAGCGCGACTGCTCATTGATCCACTTGCAGACCTCGCCAACAAAGCCAGGGGGGCGGAGCAGGTCGATACCGTCAACGTGGAAAGGATGCCCGCCCAAGTCTTTCTTGATAGGCGCTGGCGCGGGGCCGCCGTCAATCTGCTTGACGTCTACGTCCGGCACTTCGGTCACAGGCTCGTCAAAGATACCTGTCGGCGTGAAGGTGACCGATTCGACCCATCCGCCGAGTTCGGCGTGGTGAATCAGGGTCCCGAGGGTGACCGGGTTCGCGGACTTGCCGAAACGGTCCCATTGGTTGCGCAAGTTCGGGGCGCCCGGATACTTGGCGCCGTGCGCGCTCCAGCTATTCCAAAGCTCGAAGCCTGTGCCACTGGTAGCGTGGTGCAAGGCCATGCCGCACTTGATCCAGATCTCTCGCTCACTGTCGCAGTCGACGTGACGGAGCATGCCTGCGAGGTCGTCTTCGGTCACGTCCATGGTCGAGCCGTTGCACTCGGCGCGGAATGCATCGGGGCGCTTAAGGATCTCCAGCAACTCGGCAGGGGCCTCGCCGATCTCGTCAGGGGCGCCGTTGACGATCTCGTATGTATTGCCACTGGCGTGCATCGAGCCAGGCCCTACCACGAAACCTGAGGACTTGAAGTCGATCCCCTTAAAGCTCGGGTGACTCTGTACAAGCGACACGCCCTCAGGTGCTCTGTAATAGATATGCATCGACCCCTGCCCCGAGCCGGTCGCCACGGTCAAGCCTGCATTGCGCGCCAGGTCAAGCCCGCCGAGTGCCTCTATAAGACGCACCAACGAATCGACGCCGCCGTTACGGGCGTCCACGTCGACCACGAGCAGACCCTTAACAAGGACGCCGTAGCCGGTCCGATAGTGGCCGAGTTCGGTGTAGGTCTCGATCTGCTCCTCAGACCATTCCGGCGTGTGCTGCCAGTTGCTGGCGAGCGGATGCTTATAAGCAGCCTTGCAGTCGGCATTACCGCAGGCGCAGTGACCGCTGGCGTCTCCGCCATAAAGGCCGAAAACCCGATGCCCTGCACCCATAAAGTCGAAAGCGATATTTGTAGACAAGGGGTAAATCTCCGTTTGTGTTCGCGGCGCGCAGTATGGGCGAAATAGCGAGATTGCGAAATAGCAAATAGTTAATAAAAGTGTTGACCTGTATTCCCGATCTCTCTAAAGTCCGTCCGGTCAACACGACAACCACACCGGAGAGACGATTTAATGTCCGCCAATTTGACGATCCAAAAACCAAAGGTTCGGCCGCCGCTTGTGACGCTCCTGTCGCTAGCTGGTATGGGCAAAACCTCGCTAGGCGCCACGTTCCCGAATCCGATCTTTATCCGCACTGAAGACGGCATGGAATCCATCGACGAGGACAAGCGCCCCGATGCATTCCCTTTGGTGAATACTGCGGATCAGTTGTTCGAGCAGCTCCGCCACCTGGTAGCGTTGTCGAAAAAACCTGACTTCCCATACCAGACGCTCGTTTTCGATTCGGTAACCCCGCTTGACGCGATGTTCATCGAGCACATTATCAAGAACGACCCGAAGGCGCCGCGCACCATTAACCAGGCTCTTGGCGGTTACGGCGCAGGCATGAAGGCCGTTGCTGGCATGCATCAGCAAGTGCGCAAGGCCTTTCAGAACCTGAATAATCGGGGCATGGCGATTGTTATCTTGGCTCACGCCACGGTTGAACGGCTGGATCCGCCAGATACCGAAGGATTCACCATCTACAGTATGCGCCTGGCAAAAGACTCTGTAGCGCCGTGGGTCGATCAGGTGGACATGGTCGGCTATATCAAGCTAAGGGCGATCATTGTCGGCGAGGAGAACGAGCGCAAAAAAGCCAAATCCTACGGCGACCGTGTTATCGTAACGCAGGCTGTTGCAAGTAACGTTTCGAAAAACCGCTACGGTATCGAGGAGGAGATCGATCTGCCTAAGGGCGAAAACCCTCTGATGGCCCTGATCCCTTACTACCGCGACGGGCATCACTTGAAAGGCAGGCTAGCCCCGCAAGCAGTCGTCGAGGTTGACGAAGACGAGCCGGACGACGAGCAACAGCCTGATCCTGAAAACGATTGATTCAAAACCCCCTTTAAACAGTTGGAGCTTTAAATGTCATTTTTTACCGATAGCAGCGGCGCAGAGATTGTCAAGCAGGACACCATTGAGCTGGAAGGCGGCGGTTCGATTATCCCGATGCCTGCGGGGACCAATATCAAGGGCGCAATCGAGGAGGCCAAGTTCGAAACTAACGATAATGACGGCACCTATATCTCCCTGCGCTGGACTGTAGCGGCTCCCGAGCTGTACGCCGGTCGTAAGGTTTTCCAGAAATTGCACGTCTTTGCCACCAAAGCTCCGACTCCAGGTTTCTGCAAAACCGACGAGGCTATCGCTAAGTTTAAGGCTGGCCAGGTCAAGAAACAGGACAAGGCCAAGCGCATGTTTGCGGTTATCGATACCAACTGCGGCGGCAAGCATATCGCCGCTGGCGAGGCGCCGACTGACGAGACATTGCAGCAACACCTGTGCGGCAAGATGATGATGCTTCAGCTCGACGTGTGGGAGCTGGATACCGAACGCAACGGCGACAAGATCGCTAAAGCTGATCGCCCGTCGGGTAATTGGGTCCGTAAGGTGGCCCCGAAAGGCGAGTACAAGGCGCTTCCTGCCGCTGAGCTGGAGGCCATCGAAGCAAAGGCCCAGGCAGCGCACAACGCCGCGCTGGCCGCCGCTCCTGTTGCCGCTCCGCGTGCTGGTACTGGCAGCGCCCCGGCAGCCGACCTCGGCGACGCATTCGATGATGATATTCCGTTCTAGCGGATGCTGTTAACCCGGTAAACACCAACCAACCAACCGGGCGCCTCGGCGCCCTTTATTTTGCCTGGAGAAAAGTAAGATGAGCGAGCACGAATTCTACAAGGACGGCGACGCCGATATCCCTGCGGCGATTACAGACAGTCATGGCGCGGTCTGCCTATTGCTGTGCAAGACGTGCGACAAGGCGGAGGGCGAGCTCGCCGATAAATGCCCTGGTCGCAAATCATCCGGCGTAGTCACGACCGAGGACGCCCTAAAGAAGGCGGCAACTCGCAAAAAGCATCCGCGCATCACCATGGGCCAGGTTGCCGCCATCCTTGGCGTGAGCCCTTCTATGAAGCGTTCCACGGTCCTGCGTGACATGGTGCGGGCCTACCATGGGGCGCCGTCGGAATACGTGGCGAACATCGCGGCAGAGTACAACGAGGACTATCGAGAGACGGCAGAGGCGGCGTTTACGAACAAGTACAAGCTCGAAGTGACGAAAGCCGATACCAAAAAGCAACACAAGATCCTCTCCTCGCACCCGGTAACGGTTGAAAGCCCGAAGCTTGGCAAGGTCCTGCTTTTTATCCGCACGCCGTATGGCCAGCGGTCCGCGCTCGATCCTGAGGATTTCAAGTCGCTTGACGAGCAGCCGCATATGTTCGCGCAGATCCAAGTTGAGATGCTCCTCGCTGGCGTGACGAAAGGGATCTTTTTCCAGTGGTCAGCGCTGTCGTCGACGTTTGCCGTAGTCGACCTCGATCAGGCCTGGCTTGATACGAACCTGCCGCAGCTCGATGCGTTTTATGCAGAATACAAGGAGGCGACAAAAGACAAGCTGCACCTTGAGCCGCTGCGCAAGACCATCGATAACGAGAAGGTGCGCAAGCTGCTTTCCGAGTGGGACGACTTGTGCGTAGCGGTCGGCAACGCTAACAGTCGCAAGGCCGAAATCATGGCGGCTCTTAAGGAGACGGCTAAGGATAAGTCGGCGATCCTTGGCGACGGGCGTCTGTTGACTAAGGCGGAAAAGAAAGGCGCCGTCAGCTATGCGGATATGGTTAAAAAGCTCTTGCCAAATGAGGACACAGAGCCGTATCGTGGCAGCCCATCCGAAAGCTGGACGCTAACCTGATATGAATTTCACACTTCGACCATACCAGCAAAACGCCGCAGACGCGGCTATCAAGGAGTTGCGAAAATCCCTTGAGCCGTGCTTGATCGAAGCGGCCACCGGAGCGGGTAAATCGCTCTTGGTGGCGTACATTGCCAAGTACCTTTATGACCTGACTGGCAAGCACGTACTTTGCCTGGCGCCGACCTCCGAGCTTGTCGAGCAGAACCACGAGAAGTTCCTTTTGACTGGCGACCCTGCATCGATCTATTGCTCAGCGATGAATCGTAAGGACCTGCGTCACCCGGTCGTATTCGGCTCGCCTGGTACGGTCAAGACAGTGGCAAAGCAGATCGGCTCGCGCATCGGCCTAGTCATTGTCGACGAGGCGCAAGGCATGACGCCGACGGTCCGCCAGATCATAGAGGATATCCGTTCGTCTAACGACAAAGTGCGGGTGCTTGGGTTGACTGGTACGCCTTATGAGTTGGGCAAGGGATACATTTACCGGATCGACGAGGACGGCAAGCAGTGGGGAGAGGATAGGGCTCGCGATCCGTATTTCATGCGCAAGGTCTACAGCATCACGGCGCCGGAATTGATCGAGCTGGGGTTTCTGACTCGCCCTGTTATGGGTACGCTCGGCGCAGTCGCCTATGACACTTCTGGCATTGACTTCACGGCAAGCAAAAAGGACCTGGACGCGCAAATAGATCGCGCCTTCACTGGCGACGGTCGCAAGACTGCGCAGATCGTCGAGGATATCGTCTACCAGTCGCGGAACAAGCGCGGCGTCATGATCTTTGCGGCGACGATTCAGCATGCTGAGGAGGTCATGCGGTCGTTACCTCCAGAGCTGTCGCGGATCGTTACGGGTAAGACTAAAAAGACCGAACGCAAAAAGATCATCAAGGACTTCAAACAGCAGAAGTTCAAGTACCTGGTCAACGTCGCGGTTTTGACGACCGGCTTTGATGCTCCGCACGTCGACGTAATCGCGATCCTGCGGGCTACCGAGTCCATCGGCCTATTGCAACAGATCATCGGTCGCGGTCTGCGCTTGTTTGACGGCAAGGAGTTCGTGCTTATCCTTGACTACGCGGAGAACATCGAGCGACATTGCCCGGACGGCGACATTTTCGCGCCAGAGGTCAAGGCGTCTCTCGGCGGAACTTCGGGCATGCCTATCACCGTCGAGTGTCCAGACTGCCACGTCGAGAACGAGTTTTCATGCCGCAAGAATAACGAGGGGCATGCCATCGACAAGCAGGGGTACTTTGTCGACCTGGCGGGGGATCGAGTAATGGTCGATACGGCCGAGGTTGATCCGGCGACCGGCAAGACGATCAAGCTCCCGATGCCTGCGCACCACGGGCGCCGCTGCCAGGCCTACCATCCGGCGCGTGATGGGCATTCGTACCAGTGTGGCTATCGCTGGTCCTCGAAAGAGTGTCCACACTGCCAGGCGGACAACGACCTCGCGGCGCGCTACTGCATAGGGTGTAAAGGGGAGCTGATAGACCCGAATTCGAAATTAAGGATCGAGTTCAAACAGCTAAAGAGGGACCCGTCTCTTATCCAGACTGACGAGGTTCTTAACGCAGATGCCGTAAGAGGTCTTAGCACTAAAGGAAATCCTCAGATAAAGGTCACGTACACAACTCCGTTTAGATCCTTCACGGTCTACTATCAGCTTGACCCCAAGACTGATGCAGCGGCCAGGGAGACAGCTCGATATATGGAGGCCACTGGAAATATGGAGTACCCGCCTGATACCGTGACGTACAGGAAGGAATCTAGCGGATTTTTCCGTGTGCATGGTTACAACAGGGAGGCTGATGTCTGTGCGGCAATCGAGGGATGATTGCTATGTCTACGCCCATGCCGACAAGCGCGGAGATGTTTTCTATATTGGCAAGGGCGTAGACGGCAGAGCATGGAAAACTTCGGGCAGGTCTAGCCTGTGGCGAGCCATGTCGTCAGGCGGGTATTCAGTTGTCACTATAGGAGAAAGAATGACCGACTCCGATTCGCTTGAGCTTGAGCGCCACCTCATAGCAGAGCTTCGGCTTTCAGGCGCCAAAATTGCAAACATACATGCTGGCGGCCAGGGCAAGACAGGATATATTGCCCCTCCTTGCGTTAGGGAAAAACAGCGAGTCGCCAAGCTTGGCCGAAAGCAGTCGCCTGATCACGCAGCTAAAAGCTCGACAGCTAGGATCGGCCACAAGAACACTCCTGAAGCCATAGAAAAGACTATGCAGGCAAGGCGCAGGCCGGTAAAGTCATCGGATGGGATCACATACAAAAGCTCAAGGGATGCCGCTAGAGCCATGCAGGAATTGCACGGCGGCGGGTTCTCTCAGGGAAACATTTCATCAGCCGTTAGCGGCAGAATAAAAACGGCCTACGGCCTTGAATGGAGTTACGCAGATTGAAAGTTCAAGAAGGCATTCCAGTTTTTGGCGACCTGAAGTACCGCAACCCAAAGTGTCCGCACGAGGGGGCGGAGCAGGTAACTTTCTTTAACCAGCTCCGCAAGCATCACCCGGACACGTTCGGCGCGGTCGCGGTCCATGTCCGCAACGAGGGCAAGAAGACTCCGGCGCAGATCCAAAAGGAAAAGGCCGAAGGCATGACGACCGGCGCGCCGGACATCATGATCCCTGGTAGCCCTGCGTTCCTGTGCGAGCTTAAGCGGCAGGACCACACTAAATCCGTGTGGCAGCCAGGCCAGGAGCCGTATCTCCTGGCAGCCATCGAGCTAGGGGCCTTCGGCTGTGTAGCCTTCGGCTGGATCGCGGCAATGGAAGCTTTCAACCACTGGCGCACCCATGTTCTACGCGCAGCTTAAGGCCGTTATGGCGGGAGAGGCGGAGGTCGATACGGTCAGCGCCTCGACCTTGTCCTTCCAGATCTACAACGAGGCCGTAAAGGTCCTGGCTGCGCACAGGGTTCACCGCGTCCAGATGATGGACGACTTGCCGCCAGCGATTGGCGACCTAGTCCGCGCAGAGGTCATGCGCCTTTACGGGTTGCGCCGCAGGATCCCGCAAGCGCCGCCAAAGGCTCAAGCGGAGCCGACCGTCCATCGGCCAGAGTGGGGAGACTGGAATTAAACTAAAAAACTAGTTGACGGCTGTCTAGCGGTTTGACAGAATCGGTCCATCGAAACGAAACAACAAAACAGGAAGCACCGAGATGAATACCGCAGAAGCTAAGCAAATCGCCAACTACATTGCAAGCGCAGGGTACGGGGTTGAGGTAATCGGCGCAAAAGTGGTAGTTAGGGATCCTGTCCGCACAAATGGCAAAATCGACAGCTTCAAAGAAATAACCGTAGACACCCTGGCTAAAGCGGCCCGCTTCATCGAAGAGCGCAGCTAAACAAGCCCGCCCCGAAAGGGGCGCCCACTAACCTTCTGGAGAGAAAAATCATGGAATGGCTTATCATCCTGATCCTGATCCTGTAATCCCGAGCCCGCCTAGTGCGGGCTTTTTCACGACCTAAGACCGGAGTTTTATCAAATGGCACTGCTCATTTTTATCGCGTTAATGGCTCGCCACCGCAAGACGTCCCCTTTGCCTGTTACGCGGTCTGCGTTGTGAGCGTTCGCATATGGCGGACCCGTTGCCGCAAGTGTCGCGGTCGAAAGACGTTTACGGCTGCGCTAGAGCCGCTTGACAAGCTCTGCCCTTGTGGCGGCGTGTACGCCATCGACAGCTACCGCCAGAGCCGCAAGGAGAGCCGCAGCACCAACTGCCAGTGCTTTGGTTACCCGTGGGCGATCAGCGGTCCGCATCGGCAGGGCTCGCCGAAGTGCTACTACCAGACAAAGCGTCTAGAAGCCCTTGATGCCGGATCTGGCACGATCGGTAAGCCATCCCCCACGCCGTCAGAGTTTCCCTGACGGCGTTCCCGTCAAGCCCCGACATGTCGTCAAGGTCGGGGCAAGGCTGGAGCAAGGACACCTGGATCAGTCCCGTTTTTGGCGGCGTTGATGATGCGCAGCCCGTCAGTATCGAGGCATACATTGTGATAAACAGGGCGATCCACAAGCTTGACGCTTTCACGGTAAATTACCTTTTCATTTGCTTTGAGTTTGCCGAGCGCCGTCTCTACGGTCTGCGCTACTACGGACTCGCGTCCTTGCGCGGCCTCTGTCGACGCCTGAGCCGCTTTGGCCGCTACCAGGTCCAGCGAGTCGGCATGCCAGCCGGAGGCCGTCCAACCGCACAGGAAGGCCGCGACGAGCGCGGCAACCACTACATAGGGATTCACGCTGCCTTCACTCCGATAGCGATAGCCTCGGATCCAGACCGGCCATCCCATAGCGCAGCCTCGGCTGCGCGGCGGCGGATCAGTCCGCGCATGACCTTACCGTCGTTCTTGTTCCAGCGAGCGAATTGGAGGCGAGCGCCAGCATAGTCGCCAGCATTAAGCAGGCGCAGGAGCGTGGACGTCGACAGGCCGTCAATGCCGCGCTTCATGTCGCCTGGCCCGACGTTGTAGCAGAACAGAACCAGGGCGTCGCGCTGTCCTTGCGTGACCGCGACCTTTACCAGCTTATCGACGATACCCTCGAATTTCAGGAGGTCATGCAGAAAGGCGTCATCAGACTGGCGCTGCGTCCACTTCAGGCCTTTTACGACCTCGGGTCCGGTGTGGCCCCAGCCGATAGTCCACGGCGTACCGTCCTTGCTACCGGGATCAGGATACGCCTCAAGGGCGCAGGATTCGAAATAGTGAGCTACGGCGACGCCGTTGGGGCTTGTCATTTTGTCTCGCCTTTAAAAAAATGTTTACAGCGCGGGAATGGTCCGTAAGATGGGCGCATAACTAATCAGGAGAGCGCCCCATGTCGTCCAGCACCAATTTTACCACCGTTCGAAAGATGGTCCATGACCACTTACTTGACGCCGAGAAAAGCTTTACCGGAGCGTCTGGCGACAACCCTGGCCCAACCCCTGACGCTGCATACGCCTGCGCATTCAGCACGGCGACAGGCGCCTACGCAGTGCAAGGCGTGACCGTTAAAGAGTGGTCACAATTGCATGAAGAAGTCCGCGAGCATCAGGCGATCCATCGGAGCAAATAATGAAACTTCGGCAACTGGTCGAGTCAAGCGATTTGACGTTTACCGGGACTTGCAGACATAAGCACAAACTCAACGGGACCGGCGCAGTGTTCTACCAGTCTCTCGGGTTCCTTGAGTGCGGCAAGTGCCGGAAATTCCAAGCCATAAAAAAACCCCTCAGCTGAGGGGTTTTTGCTGCCTGTTTAGAACGTGCTTATCGCCTCAATGCTTAAGTTGTTGTTATATCCTGATGCGTTCCTTGTCATCATGAGGGTCGCCCTTACCGACCAGTAGCCAGCGGGCAGCGTGATACTGGTCGCCAGCACCGTACCCGTGACCGTGAGCACTACGTCGACCGGGACGTTACGACCTCCTAGCACCTTCATGCAGGCCTCTGCCGTGGCGATTGCGGCGGTGGCCGATGCTGCGCACACGCCGCCAACCTGGCCTGTAGTACCGTCGATACGGATCGCCACAAACTGCGCGGGAACGCTGTCGAACGCTGTCGTCGTGTCCTGGACTTTCAAGCGGACCGTCTTGGCCTTGGTGTTGTCCTGCGTCCGCTTGAAGATATGCATCAGAGGAGCAAAGGCCACCGCCCAAACGAGGATCCCGCCCTTTTTTGTGTGGTGGTTGATGGCGTTGCCGCCGTCAGAGTCTGGGTTTGTCAGCCAGTCGTCAAGGCCATAGATGTCCACGTCATTCATCTGCGGGACGCCTACCTTGTAGCTGTTGCCGAAACGAGCCTGGACATCGTAAGCGGCGGAACTGGTCCCTGTAGATCCTGTTATAACGATTCCGTGCTGTCCTGAGGCAACCCCGTAATAGTTCCAGACGGTGGCGATGAATATACTGTTTACGTAAAGCATATGCTTTGCGCCTTCGCAGCGAACCTCAAGGCGAACCGCCGTGCCGTTGGGAACGGTAAACCCGAGGGGCGCTGACAGCACGTTAGTGCCGTTGTAGTCAAGGCGCAGGGTGGCCCCGCCAGCAATCGAAAGCGTATAGCAGAGGGCCGCGCTTTCTGCTCGATAGAAAATAGCGGGCACAGCCGTGGCGTAGTTGGCGCAGGTGAATGTAGCGGCGAGATGGATGTCTTCAGACGTCACGAGCCGGGTGATTTTTCCAGATCCAGACAGCACAACTCCAGGGGTTGTAAACGAGTAGGACGACGAGCCGATATCCCAGCCGCTCGGGTACGCCCCCCATCCGCCCTCACCGTTGTACTTTTTGTTACATACGTCGATGCCCTCGCGCATCAGCAAGAAACGGCGGTTAACGTCAAGTAGGGTACAGTTTTGCTCTCTGGCCATGCCGCGAGCTGCGTCTGCTACTCGTTGCAAAGGCTTTTGAATTGGGATCCCGACCGGATGAATCTTGGATGGCAAAGCGGTCGGAACGATGGCCAGAGATGGCGGCTTAGTCCAGAGCTTGGAGTATGCGATAACGGTCCGCAGGCTCTCGGAAAATACGTAGCTGTCTCCGTTAACATCGTTAGCGCCTAGCCCAATGATAAGCAGGTCTGGAGCTGCATCCCTTGCGTGGTCAATCCATGCCTTGCCCACTACAGAGCCGGTCGGCCAAGCGTTGTCGGCCTGCCCGCCAGGTGCGCGGTAGAAGGTCACGCCAGGCGTAACAGGAAGCGTACCGCCCTTAAAGTTTATGTCAGCAAGGGAGCCCATAGCCAGGCCAGCCAGGCTATAGTTAATGATGTTTATCACGACGTTCGGGTTTTGCTGGATCAGCGAGCGGCGAATCACGCCGATAACAGAATCCTCGTAAAGGATCTGCGAGTTACCCTCAAGGATCGAGTCGCCAGTAACGGCGATTGTTACCGACCCGTTCGCGATGGCGGTCGTAAGAGCCCGCACGTCGCCGATATCGTCCTCCATGGATGCTGCGACGTAGTCCCCTTGCTGCTTGGTCAGCACGCCGAGGAATTGCTCAAGCGTCTGGTCGCCGCGCCCGATCTTGTCAGTACCGGTAGTGCTTGCCAGCTCCTGACGCAGAGCGTTGTCTCCATTGGAAATCCATTTGGCGGAGTCGGCGGGGAACGTGGTGGTTACAAACGGGAGCGATGAATCCTTGGGGCGATACAGTTCGCCGAGGTAGCGAACCTGTTGAGTCCCTCGCGTGATGCTGATCCCTGGAGCGTAGTCGACAGGGACCTCATAGCCGCTAGCCAGTAGCTGAGCTTTAAATTTTGCATCACGGTCAGCCTGCTCCGCCGTAAAAGCGCTATCCCTGGCCGTCTGCGCTCCGGCAAACTGCGCATCCCGGTTGATCTGCGACGTATCAAAAAGAGCCTTCATGCCAGCAAGAGAGAGGATATTTCCATGCGTGCGGTTCACGTAATACGTGACAGGACCGTTAATAAATTCGTCGAAAGTCTGGCTATTGTCGAAACGGTCTTTCGCGTCGCCAGACGGAACAGCGTTACCAGTGTTGAAGGTTGTCATACCGTAGGGAGTTCCCTGTTAATGGTTAAGTCGAGTAGCTTTGAATTCACAATGTCGTCAGGGAATAAACCCTCTCCGACCGGGACAAGCGGACGGTTTAGAAATTCAAGCTCTCCAGAGAATTTCCACAAGTCACGACCAGCCTCTCTAGGCCCGTCGTAAATGTCGGTAAACCGCACTGTATGCAGATTGTACCCGAGCGGCGTCCTTAGCGGACAATCGAACCAGGCTGAGCAGTCGGCGATAGCGTCGCGGCACCATCCTTGGAAAGCCTGCGCTTGAGCGCTATTGAAAAGCCATTCAATTTTTGCAAACGTCGGCACGTCGGGGTAGCGCTTGCGCTGCATGGCCCGACCAGTCGACATTGTCGATCTCTTGATTGTCGAAGTGGTCTTGTAAGAGCGACCACTTTGAAGGCCTACCGGGAGCGTCGACGGATATACTTGTAAAGCCATTTGTCAAGCTCCGCGTTTCATTGTGCCAGATTGTATCATCAAGCTGGCGGCAAGGAATCGTCGTCGAGGTATACCTCTGGAGCATAGATATGCGCCTTTACGCTGGCCTCGTCAGTCCCGTTAGGATTGATTTCTGTTATCTGTACCGAGTAGCCGACACCGAAAAGGATATGAGGCCTGGTGATAGATAGATCCAGGATCGGCGCAAAGTCCAGGGGCGTCATAAGTGCGGCCGTGTAATCGTCAACCCTCGTAACTTGCACAGGACCGAAATTCGTGCCGTCCTCGCGGCGGACCGAGATAAAGTAAGGAGGGAGTAGCTCGCTCCAGTTGAATGGCTCCGTTGCTGTGACTACGGTCCGGTCCTGGTTACATGACTGCATGATCGTCGATTGAGCGTAGCCAGGCGTCTCGCCTGCCACCTGGGCATAGTCCATGTAGTTGCTGTTGAGCGCTGCCATCTCCGTGTTCCAAGAGAATGTTTTGCGGCGGTAGCGCATCTCGCGGCGGCGACGCATGCCTATCTGGTATGCCTTTGTCTTGTTTGTTACTCCGTTGAGTTTTATCAGCAATACCTTGCGCCCGAGGTCTCCAGGCAGGCGGCATTTAACGGTCGCTACTTGCCACTTAATGCCATCCATGTACTCGACGTCGACACCGTCATAGTCATCTATCTTGACGGCGTCGAAACGGATGTCGAGCTGCCCCATTGTGGCGTCAGCAGTGTAAAGAGCCTTGTAAAAGGTCTGCGGCTCGTCGCGCACAGGTCGGAGCAGGCCATTTTTCACGGTAAGCTCCGCAAAGCCAGCCGCTAATGCCTGCTCAATGACTTGCTGTACCGTGCTGGCGCTGTCGTGTACATGGTCGTAATGGTCGCCGCGAGCGCGCCACAGGGCGTCCAGCCGGTCCCATTCGGCGAGGTCTAGGTCAGCGTCGGTATACCCGACGGACTTGAGGAGGTACAGACAGAACGGGACGATATCCCGCGTCGCCTCTGCCGCCTGCCAGATGCCACCACGGCGAACAGGGAGCTTGCGCGTAGCCTTGAGCGACACCTGGTTTTCTGCGGCGGCCGCCAGTCGGTCACCACCCCGAACTGTCAGCACTATGACCGTGCTATTAGGGTAAATTGTGGCGCCGTTTAGGCGAGCCCTTGCGCCGTACCAAACAAGATCATCCCTGTACTCGGACCGCTGGCCGCCCTGACTGATGAAAAGTTTCTTTATGCGGACCTCTGGTCGCATAGGATATGGGAGATTGACGATAAAGGTCTTGCCGATAGCGTCAAGCGAGGCGGCAGCGAAAGAGTTTTGGACGACTGTCCAGGCGCCAGAAACTGCCATGTCCCGCCATTCGAATTGGTGGTTGCTGTTGATTACCAGCTGCTCGCCCTTCGACCCCAGGAAAACTAGCCCGCTAGGGCAGAAGACGTCGTATTCAATTTGCTGTGTTAGCTCCCCTTCGGGACACATAGCCATCGGCCCGCGATAGCCGCCTTGCAAGCTGGATGCATCAAGGCTGATCAGCGATCCCGAGGTAACAAGGGTTTGGAAGCCTGGAAAGCTGGCGTCAGGCGCTCCGGCCGAGGTCAGCCGAGAAACGTTAAGGTTTGCAGTGGTAGCGGCGACAACCCTGAAGCGCAGGCCAGCCGGACCGATGGACATGACGACAAAACCGAGAGGAAAGGAGAGGACCGGGGCGCCGCTCGGAAAGTTAAGCGTCATCTGCGGAATGACTTCCGGGATAAGCGCGGTAGGCGCTGCGCCAGCGACAGTGATCGGCGACGAGCCTAGCACAGCGACAGCGGCAGTCGAGGTCAGGGAGCCGCCAGTATTCGCCCCTGTTTGCGTCAAGACGACCTTGCCGCCAGCGCTTGACGCTGTAAACGGCGCCGATCCCTTGGCGGTATTGATAGCGCTAACGAGGCCCGCAAGGTTAGTTGTTGCCGTGTTCAGGGTGATCGGGTAGCTGCCAGTCCCGCTAAGGGATACCGTGAAGCTGATAGGCGTGACGTTATAGTCAAAGCGCGTAGGCGCAGCCGATGCTGTCAGCGTAGAAGGGGATCCAGATGTCGCTGGCACTTCTGCGGCATAAGGAACGAACGAGTTCACCAGGTAGGTCCCTGACGATCCGCCGACGATCTCGATAGCGTCGCCCACCGCAGGGTTGAGCATCCGCAACGGCATGCCAGAGATAATGTCCCGACTCGCACCACCATCGGTCACAATGTACTGATAAGGGACTTCGACCCGGACAATTAGGCCGGGGGTCCAGTCAGCAGGAAAGGCGCCAGCACCAACGACGGAGATGTCGTAGCCGTTATATTGCAGCGTCGAGGCCGTATACCCTGGCGTAAGCGGCGTGCCTTCGGTTAGGTCCAGTCCGGGAGAGCCGTTAGAACCTGATCCGACCTCTTTTACGTCGTGCCACCATACGGCGCGAGGATCGGCGGCGAGAGAGGTATTAGGCGGATAGATTGCGAACGACGCGTCAGCACCAAAACTCAAGAGGGGCGTGTCGCCGATCAGTATGTCAGAAGGCTGGATATCAAAGTCGCCGACCCCGATATCTAGGCACAGGTCGACACGCTGGTCGCGTGGGCCTGCAAAGTAACGATGGTCTGGTTTTGCGTAGTTCGGGTATATCTTTCGCTTGCCCGCGATCTCTGGACGCGGATCGTTAATCTTGATCTTGTTGCCTTTTACGGAGGCGTTGTCGAGGTCCTTGCCGGAGTTGTTGCTCAAGGAGGACATTTTGGGGATTTTCGGCGTCATCATGCGCGTGGCGACGAGGAAAAGCCCACCGAAAAAAAGCTCCGTACCTTTGGGCTCTACCGTGATATCTACGGCGTCCAGCGTCGACACCTGCCGTTGGTGCCAGTGCTCTTGCAGGAGTCGCTCGCCATTGACCGAGACGCTGAATTGCTGGGTCAGATGCTGCTTGTATGACGGGACGTTAGCGAGAAGCCAGTCGCCAACTGTAGGCCCGTCGAAGTTAGATACTTCGGCGGGCTCGTTGCTAAACTTTGAGGAGAAGACTCGGACGGTCACGGTAATAAATCACCTTCAGGTATTGAGCCTGAAATTCTAACACGCGCTGGAACGATACGCTTTTTCCGGGGTTTATCTCAAGCGCCCATAGGTCGCCATGAGATAGCTCTATAATCACGCCTACATGAACGCAAAGCTTGTTGATGAATACGGCAGCAATGGCACCGTGCTCGGGCGCGCACTCCTCCATGTTCGAGGATTCTTCAGCGTAGGCGCGGGTAAAGTCTTTCGGGCTCGTGTTGCGGATATGCCCCCAGCTTGGCAGTAGCGCCTTCCCGCAGTGCTTGTGCCGAACCTCTCGCACAAGGCCCCAGCAATCGTACTCGACAGGGCCTCTCCCTCCGTCAACGTACTTGACGCCGAGTGTATAGCCATTAATCCAGTTCATAGATAAGCCAGGTCAGGGTAGGAAATAATATCGTAGCCGTCTCGCGGCCAGCGATAATCTAGCAGGTTCTGAAATCCAGCGTCTAACTGGACGGTAGTCCCAAGCATGCCACCGCTCAACACTGTAGCGCGGAATGGCTGCTCCGCTGGACCGTAGAGATTCCCCTCAAGATATCGGCGGAACGTTAGAAATATTTTCTCGTTGGCTGCCAGCGCCTGGTCAACCAGTCGCTGGCACTCCCCCATAACGTTATCCAGCGCAAAAACCAGCTTCTGGTTCGGGGAGTTAGTCCGTGTTGGCAGGACAAGCCCCATAGGGACCGCCTTAAACACTGCATAGGTGCCATTGCCAAACCCTAAGGTCTGGTCGTAAAAACCTTGTACGAGGCGTTGAGGCCCCGTCCAAGATGCGCAAGTTAGTTCGAGGGAGTCGATTATCGCGATTGATCCCCCGCTTGCGCAAACTTGTTCGAGTAGAGACATTTAGCTACCTGGCCTTTTTGTTCCTGTTACGTCATTAACAACCCGGCCTGTCTGGCCGCCGCTTGCGATATCACCAACGATTATATTGATAACGTCCTTCTCTGTCAGGTTGGTTTGAGTAGCTGTAACGCCGGATCCTGTGTAGTTCTGTACGTTTACCTCAATCGGCCTACTGCCGCCGCCGCCCCCGAACGCATCGGCGTTACTAGTGACGTGCCCGTCGGCTCCGGTCATGTACTGCTTGCCATCGTTGGACGTGAATATCTCCGGTCCGGTTTCGTTGATGCGGTACATGCTGTCGGAGTTTACATTACCACCGTATTGACGCCCGCCGCCGAACGACTTGGCGAGCAGCATTGTACCGAGGAGCGCCGCGCCGCCGATTACTGCCGCGCCGCCGAACGAGGCGATAGACGATAGGCCTGCCGCTGGCGCCATGGACGTGGCAACTGCCGTACCAGTGGCAGCGGCAGCGGTCGTAGTGGTCGCGGCAATTGTTGCAGTTGCTCCGGTCTGTACCGCTGTTACTGTGCCGATCCCTGCGGTTTGTACCGCTGTGGTTGTCTCTGCGGCAGCGGCCATCATGACCTGTTGCTTGATCCAGTTAGCGCCCATCTGGACGAAGGCGCCGACAACGGTGTTAAGGACGGTGTTAGCGATACCCCCGAGGGCGTCCTTGAGGTTCGAGGTTCCCGAGAGGATCCCGCTAAGGGATTGGGTCGCGCCAGCCGCGAGCGAGTTGATGCCGTCCATTAGCATCTTATTGCCCATGGACGCGGCGGCAAAGTTTTGCTCTTGTAGCAGGCGCATTTGCGCCTCATGCGCCGTAGTCGCTTGCGCCTTAAGCTCAAGGTAGCGCTGATCGCTGAGAAGCTTCGCGTCGTTCAGCTCCTGAAGTTTCTTCAGTTCGTCCGTGAAGTTCTGGCCCTCTGCGGCAATCGGGTCGACGCTGGCGAGCTTCTGCTTGTTGGCCTCCGCCTGTTGCACCTGGTACATGGCTTTTGCCAGGGCGTCCATGGTTGCGACGTCTTGAGGTGTGGCGAACTTGTTTAGCTTTGCCTGAGCCTGCGACCGGGTAAGGTCCTCGCCCTTCATGGCGGCCTGTCCGATGCTGATTGCGTACTCGTCGATGGCGTGAGTGTTTTCTTCAGTGTGGCGCTTCTCCTCTGTAAGCGCCTTTTTGCGTGCGGCAGCGTCGGCGGTATCATCTTTTTTCGCGGCCTTTTTCGCAGTGTCGAGCTTGTATATCTCGACGGCAAGGTCGCCGACTTGTTTCTTTTCTTCAGCGGTGGCGGTGGCCGAGAGCTTCTGCTCTGCCGCCATGCGAGCGCGGGCCTCTCCGGCCAGTCCGGCCAGCACGCGCTGCTCTTTAAGGTTGTCGATTACCGTCTGGTCTGCGGCAATAGTCTTGTGGACTGGCGCCTTGGACACTGTATTGCCCTTGTTAATCTGGTCCTTTGCGAGCTGATCTTGCTGCGTCTTAATGGCTGTCTGCAAGTCGCGGCGAGCGGTAATTTGCTGCTCTATCCCATCCTTTTCAGCCTGGAGCGCAGTCTTGCGTTTGGCAAATTCAGAGTCGTCCTCAAACATGCTTTTTGTCGCTGTGCGCAACTCGGACATGGAGGCGGAAAGCTGCTTGTTCAGCTTTACGATATCGTCGCCAGCGTCGTTAGACGCCTTCGATAACTGGTTAAAGGTCAGCTTATCGAGCGATCCATTGAGCGCGTCGACGTCTACCTTTGTGCTATTGGCAGCCTTGCCAAACTCGTACAGAGCATAGGCGGCCAGTAGGATTACGCCTACAGGACCGCCTAAGAACGCCATAGCGCTGCTTAGGCCCTTCATGGCGATAGATGTAACGGTTGCGGCTCCGGCCTGCCGCTCAAGCGCTACAGACAGGTTTGTCGCGGCGAGGGTAGTCCGCTCCTCGGCGATGGCGGCGGCATTTAGCAGCGCGGCATGCGTTTGCAGGCCTACGGCTGAGGCGGCGGCAGCGGATGCGGTTTTGCTGATCGCGGCGGCGGCGTCGAACTCTGCCCGAGCCAGTGCTAGCGCCGAGTTTGCGGCGGCGGCCTGCGGTCCTACTGCCGCGAGCGTGTTCTTGATAGCCGCGAGTTGCGCAGCGGCCATCCCAGCGAACGACGTCAGGACGCGGCCAGCCATCACGGCGGCAAAAGAGGATGCAGCGCCGCTGATCATGCCAAGCGCGTCCGACATGGCTTGCGCGTCGGCGCCAAATGATCCGATCTTGGCTGCTACCAGGTCGATTGCCTTGGCCAGAGTGACCGAGAATCCTGCCTCTTTATCCAGGCTCGCCAATGCGGATCCGAACTGGTTTGTGATGGCGTTAGCGGCTTGCGACACCGTGCGAGGCATCTTGTCGAAGTCGGCATTGACCGCGCTAACGCGCTTGAGCAGAGCCTCGAATACGGCTTCAGTGGTCAGCTTGCTGTCAAGCATCTGTTTGCGCAGATCGGCGAATGGAATGCCCAGGCCCTTGGCGAGCTGGCGAGCGATTTCCGGCGTGTTCTCCAGGACGCTATTGAACTCCTCCCCTCGAACAATGCCACCGGCAAACGATTGACCGAGCTGGCGCAAGCCGTTTTTCATCTCTTCGGCGCTGGACCCGCCGAGCGTACCCATTTTCATCAGGGTGTCAGTCAGCGTTAGGATGTCGGTATTGCTCTTGCCCATCTCCTTGAGCGATCCGGTTAAGGCCTCCCAGGTCTTTACCGCCGTCCCCATGTCCGATCCGGTCTTACTGGAGATTGCGAGCAGGCGCTCATAGTTGTCGGCGCCGTCGCGAACGCCGCCAGAGAATCGCTCGATCCTGGCGCGTAGGAGCGTGAACTCCTCGGACATCTTTTGCAGGTTCTGCAAGGCGCGGATAGTCGCCAGGCCAGCCAGGGCGGCGGCGATCTTATTCAGGCCTCCGGCAAAGTCAGATCCAGCGCTATCAGCCTTCTTGAATTCATCCCCGAGCTTGTCCAGGCCCTTGTTAACCTGGCCCATGCCTGAGATAAACTGGCCAGTATTGACGTCTACGTTGTAGACGATGTTACCAACGTTCATGCTACTCATTGCTTAGGTTTCCGTTGCTCGTTGACTTTGGCCAGCCATGCCATGGTTTCATCATGCTCCTCGCTGTGACGCTCTTGCTTGCTCTCGCCGAACTTAGCTTCCCAGTTGGCCGCGAAGCTGGTCATTGTCATGTTCCACGCCTCCGACTCGCTGAAGCCAAGATGGGCGACGGCCTTCGACACATAAGAGAGCGCCTCAAACCTTGGCGTGTAATTGGATTTAGCAGGCTTTGCCGGTTCGCCGTTCTGCTTTTTAGGCATAGGCCCGATAATGCCGTGCTGCATTAGTGATCGAGCGAGCGCGAGCATGGCCTCGGGCGGGACAGGGCCTATACGGTAAGAGGCGTACCGCTCTCCAGGACCACCAATAAATGGTGTCAGGTCGTCGTTAGTGCAGGCCGTCAGTACCTCCCAAGAGAGGAAAAGCAGATCGCGCCAATGGTCGCGCAAGCGCTGCTTATTCACTTCCATTCCTGCCATCTTCACGCCGTAGGCGTCCGAGTCATCAAAGGTCATGAATGATGGCGAGGAGTGCAGGCGAGCGAATTTGTCGACGATCTCCTCAGGCGATCCGAGGGACGACATCGCATGCAAAGATGGGCGCAGTAGTGCCGTCCTGCCGTCTGGAAGCTCTAGCCCTTGCTCGCCTATGGGGGTAATTACGCGCATATTTAGACGCCGTTTGTATGCCAAGCGGCAATTCTATCACGCATAGAAAAGGGGGCTCGAAAGCCCCCTTTGCCGTCAAATTGCTTGACGGTTATTCAGTAGTCCAAGCGTCGACGCCGACGCCGCCAGTCACGGCGACAGTGCCAGACAGGTAGCGGGCGATCTGTCGCAACTGGACGGCGACCAGACCGCTCGCAGGTACGACGATTGCCAGTCCTGCGCTGAGGTCGATAGTTTTTCCGATCCCACCTGGCGCAAAGGAACCAGCGGTAGAGCCGTCAATAGTGACGGTAACCGGCGACACGGTCGTATTACGCAGAAACAGCGTTTGCAGCTTGGACGGGCTATACGACAGGGTGTCGGCAGCGGTCAGCGTGGTTTTTGCAATGGTGACCGGAGCCACCGCATCAAGTGAGTTACTTGCGATCAATGCCATGTTTTAAACTACCGCTGGAGTGTCGACGATGATGATCCCGTAATCCGAGTCCGTGGCGGTCGCTTCAAACTTGAAGGTGGCCAACTCGTCATGCGGCATGGTGCGCCCGATGCTCTTGATGATGCAATAGGCGTAAAGGGTGATGTCCGGCATGGTAATGCGGATCCATGCCACTGGCTGGCCCGAGGTGCCCTGCGGGTCGTTTACGTGCTTGAAGAAAGCGGTCTGATTCGACTGCGTCCCGTCAGCTTTCTTGCAGGTGCCATCGCCCGAGCAGGAAAACGTTTTGTAGGTGACCAGCGCGGACCGCGTGGCGCCCTTGTTGTCGTCGGCGGTTGCGTCGACGGTGTCCCATTCGAGGGTGAACTCTTTCGAGCGCAAGGCGCCGATGGGCAGAAAGTTCGCGGTCTGCGGATCAACGTCACCGCAGACAAGCGCGTACTCTAGACCGACGTCGCGGCCTACATATTTATCCAGTTCACAGCCTGCCATTAGTGGCGCTCCTAACTTGTGAATTCAACAGTGAATTTAAAGGCCAAACGCTTTTGTTCGGTTACCTTTGGCCCGATTATACCAGTGATAGAAATTACGTTTACGAAACAGCTTGACGACTTGTTATCGTTTATGTACTGCATCAGACCGAGCGCGGTATCCATCGCGGCTTTCTTCCCGCTGACCATGTCCGCCTGATCGCGCTTCGAGGCGTACCAGAAGTCGACGTAGTTGGTTTGGGATATGACGCCAGGGCGGAGGCCGCCCTCCAGGTTGATCGAGAGGAACTCGACACCCGCCTCGTCTGCGCCGTCTTCCCACTCGCCCATGCACGGCACTACCGATCCTAGCGCGGGCGAGATGTAGTCCGTGACCATTTCAAATAGGTTCAATTCTGAAAGCTCGCTTTTACTTGTGCGTCGATTTCCGAGAGGTTCTGCTCGAAGCCCTTTTGTAGAAAGAGCTTTTCGGCGCCTGGCCTACGGAAAATCTGAAAGTTTCTAGGGTCGTGAACTGCGGCGGCGTAGCTGGCGGTATAGCCGACCAGACCGGTATAGCCGCCGAGCTTTTTCGCGACCTTGCGATATTGCCCGTTGATCAAAAATGACGTGTCGATAGGCGTCAGGTTGGCCGCGTATCCCGCACCGATGATCAGGGCCACGGTAACGGCTCGCTGCGCCTTCCTATCCGTCACGTCGGCGACGAACCTGGTCGTCATGCGTCGCGCATCAGATAAGCCCATGATCGGCATTACACGGCGCTCCTGAAGTCCGGGATGTCTGGCGCCCCATTGGCGGTAAACATGGACATGTCCCAATCCCGATGCGCTTTGATCTCCTCGGCCAGGCCGACAGGGTTCGCATCTGAATAGACGCCCTTCGCGATCCGGTCGCCGTGCTTTACACGGGCGTCTTCATGGAAGTATGCGCAAGAGCTGACGAACTCCTTGCCGCCGTTATCCTTCATGACCTTTGTGTCTGCGATCCACGTACAAGCGATCTGATAGGGCTCGCCCCACTGATTGCCACCGTTAAGATGGTCCTTAGCGCCGACCGGCCAGACGGTAGCGGTATTGGTATAGGACCAGCGCGAGACCTCACTCAAGGCAAGGACCTGGCGAGATGAACAGGGCGCAGTTCGATCCGGCCGGGTTCGCAGGGATGATCGACGCCGCGCAGCCGTTCGGATCAAGGCCGAGGATCTGGCCGAGGTACGACTTATACCGCTCGTCCATGTTCGCGAAAAAGAACGACTGACTGGCGCCGGAGGGGGCGGACTGGCTACGGATACGACCGTCTGCCGAAACCAGACCGAGCAGGCCAACGAGGTACAAGCCCAGGAGAGCGATATCCTCCTCCAGGTATTCTCCGCCAATAAAGCACGGCTCAAGCCGATTGATCCGCGCAACGATGGCGCGCAGCAAGATAGCCGGGAGGGTGATCCCTTGCCCTGATAGGTACTCCTGCGCATCCTCGAAGGTGATAACCACGATCTGTCAATCCACTTGATAAAAAAACATTGTACCAAATAAAAAGCCCCGTCAAATGCGGGGCTTTTTATTAGCTGTTTTCGCCGGGTCCGCCAGCCGGATTCGGCGCGGGCTTGTCCTTGGCTGGAGGGAACAATTTAGCATCCTCCTTCAGCGCCTCGGCATGCAGCTTGTTGAGCTGCGCCTCGGTCAGCGGGGTTTCTTCCTTTGCTACAGCCTCAGGCTTAGCCTTGCCGCTGATCTGCTTGACGTGTTGCAGCATGACCGGGTGCAGGTTATCGGTCTCGAATTCCATGCCGACGGGAAAGTCCGCGCCAGCCGATGTAACTACTTCATATTTTGCCATTGCTCAATCTCCAGAAAGATGGCGGGGTTTCCCCCGCCGCTCTTGTTAGGTCAGGTTGGCCGCGTAGAACACGGAGCCGCGACCGTTGGCGTCAGCCTTGATCTGGAGGCCGAGGGCGGACCAGATTTCAAAGTTGTAGTTGTCACGCGGTTGCAGACGAGCAATCGGCGTGGTCGATACAGCCTGGCCAACCAGAGGACTGATCGCGTCCTTGTCGCGCATGTAACCGAGGAACTGGTTACCGCTCAGCTTGTAGGTCTGCTTGAACTCGCCTACGCGACCGAACTCCAGTACAGCAGTCAGCAGGGAGCCGGACTTGAAGCCGTCGGCAGCGCTGAAAGGCACGGTCATGCGGCGCATGATTTCCGGGGATACCCATACGACCGACAGCTTGCCGTTGACGTAGTTGGCGTCGAGCTGCAAGGCGAAAGTCTGGTTCCAGAAATTGAGGATCGCGTCGTTGCTGGTGGCAGCGGCGGTCAAGTCAATCGGAGCGCCAGCCACGCCAGCGGTGGTCAGGTTGATTTTTTTGGTGTTGCGGTGGTTGCGGATACCCTGGCCAGAGAAGCCAGCCACGCGGATTTTCGCGTCACCATCGAGCAGGTAATCAGCCATGCGCGACAGAACGACCTTCATCTTGGCGCTTTGCGAGTCCGCCAAGGTGTCGATGTTCTCGGACATGCGGCCCTGCCATTCGCGCCAGTTGATACCAAAACCGGCCTGGAAGATCGGCACCGGGTCGCCCTCAGAATCACGGTCGACGTGGTCGAAGGTGACAGGGGTCTGGCCATCCATCGAGATTTTAACCTCGTCCTGGATGTCGCCGTTACGGGCGTAGGTCTTGACGGTCTTACCGATGTCCAGCGGGGTCGCCAGAGTCATCAGGTCGGTCATCAGCTCGCGACCCATGTCGTTGTTGCGCACTTCGATAGCGCGACGGTCGATCTCTGCCCAAAACTTGATGCCGAACTGATCGGCCGCGTTCTTGGTCAGGTCCTCGGCGTCGAGGTGCTCGCCGTACTGGTTCACAATCAGCGTCTGATTGTGGCGAGCGATTCGACGCTCGCCCATGGTGCGCCCGAACTGCGCCGCATGGTTCGCGTTAGCCGCGATTTGTTCCTTGGTAAAAACGATCATGCATTTGCTCCTTAAGCGATGCGGACCAGGGCGAGGGCTGCGGAGCCTGCCGGAATGGTGTAGACCTCTTGGCTGTAAGCAACAATCACGTTGCCAGCCGCGACGACGTAAGGGATCAGAGTCCCGTTGGTCGCATGCAGCATCAGCGGGCTATCTTTCTTCAGCACGGTAGTTGCTGCGACCAGCGCGGCAAACTGACGGCCTTGCTCAACGTAGTCGCCGACTGCGGAAGATCCGGCTGCCACTGCGGTGTCTGCGGTCTCACCGATCAGGCTATCCACGCCAATGATGTACATTGGCGGCGCGATCATGTTAGCGGCGACAGCCTGGGTGAAGTTGTCATCGGCAGGGTTGATGTACGCAAACGAACCAGGCAGGAGCGCGGTTTTTGCGAGACGGGTCTCGGTGTTCGAGAGGCCGTCGTTATTGATGCGGCGAGGGCGCTTGCCAACAATAGCCATTGATTAGGCTCCTTTGTAGTCGGACAGGTCGTCGGACTTGTCGGCGTTGGTTTCCATCGAGCCTGCGGCAATCGACGCGGCGGTCTGGTATTGAGCGGCCAGGTCAGCCAGGGGCTTACCGGACAGGGCGTTGACGGTCAGAGCCAGGCCCGGAACCTTGGCGAGAATGACGTCGCGGTTTTCCTGGTCTGCCGCTTTCGCGTTGGTTTCCAGAGCGTCGCGGGCTTCCGACAGTTGCGCCTTTACGTCGCCAAGCTCTTGAGCCAGCGGCGCCAGAGCGGCTTTTAGGGCGTTGGCGACAATCTCGCCGACTTTGTTCTCGTCCATTTCTGGCTCCAAGGGTTTGGGTTTAGTGTCTGCTACAAGAGGCGATTGTACCGCATTTTTAATAAGTGCAACTTGAGTGATAACGGAGGACCCTTTGGCGACAAATTCCGTCTTGGTCACTACCGGCACCGGCTCGCCCTCAAGAACTACGGCGCCTTCCTTGTACAGGTAGCCGACCATGGCCAGGCCTTTGGGCGTGTTATAGATTACGTTCTCGTCGTCGAAGTCCTCGACATAGGCGTAATTATCTGGCGATCCGTAGACCTCGCGGATTGCAGCGCAGAGCGCCTCACGCTTCTGCCCATACGAATCCTCTAGCAGGTCATTTACGACCAGTTCGGGACATATGGCGTTAACTACCAGCTCCGCGCTGTTGACCATCATGCCGACGCCGTCGTCTGGAGTGGCTGCGCCAGGCTCGTCAAAGAGGATTGCGTCATGGTCGAAACGCATCTCGCGGGCGATCCACTGGTAACCGGCCTGGTTGATTGCGATCTCACGCTTGGTGATGAGGCCGGTAGAGGTATGGATCGGCATATTCTGGTCGATAGCCTCAAGCAACTGCTTGCCAACCTCGGACCGGCTCGCGACCTCGACGTCGATCCACTTCTCTACGTAGACGCGACCACCTTCGCGAGCCACGTTCTTGTTCCAGGCGCCGACGTAGTGCGCGTTGAGCGCCTCTGGCGTATTGGCGAGTACCGGCTTGCCGTTGAGCGTAGGGTGACCGACCGGGGCTAGCGTGCCCTCAAGCGTCTTGTAGCCCTTCGCGATCTCCTCGGCAGGATAGAGGCCGCCATTCATCACGACGTCATCAGGCAGGGTATAGGACGGCACGACAATATGGTCGCGGCCGTTATGGACGACGTGACGGATGTCCGCGTTACGGACCTTCGTTTTGACGTTGACGCGGATTTCATCAGCCACGGTTGCGGGCTCCTTAAGTGTTAACCGGGTAAATTCTAACACGCACAAAAAAGCCCGCTCGTGGCGGGCTTTTTAATCGGTACAGGCTTTAGCTCGGGTTGTCTGCGTAATGTTTTCGCGAGTTGCCGCGAGTGGTGGCGCGGCCGCCGTATACGTCGGCGTAGCGGTTGACTGCGCCGTCAGTTACGTAGATGGCCACAGAGACAATAATCACGAGCATTGCCGTCAGTGGCAGGCCAAGCGCGAAAAATAAAATAGCCGACGGGATGGCCCGGATAGCGTGATAATTGGCCTGAAAGGTGGTCATCTTGGCGTTTTCGAGCGCTCTGCCGATCAGCCACTTATGATGCTTTTCGCCGAAGTCCTCGCCGCTCCAGTTTTTCGCGCTGTGCAGTGTGATAGCAATAGCAATCACGGCGGCAATGGTTACCGTTGCGTAAACGCAGACGGCAGCCTTGGCGACGACAATCGCCTCGGTCCAGCCTGTCAAGAGGATCGCGGCAGGCAGCGCCACGAGCAGTGCTGCGAACAGCCATCTGATTAAGGTCTTCATCGGTTTGAATCTCCAGCTATTTGGGGTTGTTTGGAAGCGCCAAGCATGCATGCGGCAAGGCAAGTGGTCAAGTTTTAAATCGCTGTACAATGACCACTTTAACAAAGGAGCCCGAGACCATGGGTCAAATCGAATTGCCAGAGGAGGGCTCCGCCCTTTATCTGGCGCTGAATGCCGCCCTTGGCGATCAGAAAATGCTGCAAGCCCGCCAGCGGTACGCGGCAGCCCAAGGCCTGCTCGGATCCGACAGCAAGCGCCCGACCGCATGGCGCAGCTTTGGATGGGCGGAGCACCTGCAATTCCACGACTACTATCGCCTATGGGAGCGCGGAGGCCTGGCGCATGGCGCCGTGAACCGCACTATTGCAAAGTGCTGGCAGGACGACCCCGAGATTATCGAGGGCGAGCCGGAGGAGAAGAAGCGCCCGCCGACTGCGTGGGAGAAAGAATTCAAGACCTTCGCCAAGTCCGCCAAGCTTTGGGAGTGCCTGCGCGAGGCTGACTTGCGGCGCGTCGTCGGTAAATACTCTGGCCTGATCCTACAAATAGCCGACGGCAAGACGTGGAATCAACCCGTTCGCGGTCGAGCTGCTCGCCGACTGGTAAAGATCATTCCTGCATGGGAAGGGCAGCTGTTCCCGTCGGCATGGGGTACAGAAGAAAAGGACAGCGAGACCTATGGCCTGCCGACCATGTACTCGTTCCGGGAGACCGCCGTAGGCAATGATCCAAGTGCCGCAAGCGCGGGTTACTCCGGTCGTAACCTGGAGATTCACCCGGACCGGGTAATCATTCTCGGCGACATCATTAACGGCGTGCCGATGCTCCGGGCGGGCTATAACGACTTCGTCAACATTGAGAAAATCCTCGGCGGATCCGGCGAGTCGTTCCTCAAGAACGCGGCGCGTCAACTGTCGGTCAACTTCGACAAAACGACTAACCTCTCCGACATCGCGGCGGCGCATAACGTACCGGTCAAGGATCTGCGAACAATCTTTGATAACGTCACGGCAGGCCTTAACCGAGGAATCGACCAGACGCTTATCACTCAGGGCGCGACTGTCAATCCGCTTGTCGCTACCGTGCCGGATCCCCAGCAGCATTTTAACGTGTCGCTTCAGTCAGCCGCCGCGTCCTTTATGATTCCGATCATGATTTGGATTGGCAGCCAGACCGGCGAGCGCTCCTCGCAAGAGGATCAAAAGGACTGGAACAAGACGAACCAGGGGCGCCGCCTTTTCTTGCTGTCGAGCGACATCGAGACGGTCCTCGCGCACCTGACGCGAATCGGCCTTATTGCGCCCGTCGCGGAATCGTCTGTAGTCTGGTCCGACCTCAACGAGGCCACGCAAGGCGAGAAGCTGGACAACGCCAGCAAGATGGCCGATATCAATCAGAAGTCGGCAGCAACCGGAGAGTTCCCGTACAGCGGGCAAGAGATTCGCGACATGTCCGGCCATGTCAACGGAGAGCCTGTCGAGGCGCTCCCAGAGGGCGACCAGAACGGCAATGAGCCGCCGACGGCGCCACCGCCAGCCGCTAAGAAATAATCAAGGAGCCGAAAGGCTCCTTTTTAACGCCTACTGAAAAGACGCCAGAAGGCGCGACGCCATGACCAGCCGATAATAGCCCCGGTCGCCGCGATGGCGGCAGACATGAACATGGCGACGTGCCAGGGGAATACGGGCGTCATGGCCGAGACGGCAAGCATGAACGCGCAGAAGGCCGCGTAGAGCGCCGAAGTGATATCAAGGACGAGGTCTAACATTGTGACTCCTTTCGTGTGGGGTATGATATCGACCTAAGTCAAATCAAACGGTTCAACTATGCCACTCCCATTGCTGCCTCGCAACATGAACGACCCGACCGGTCAGGACCGCCGAGAGCGCGGCGCTATTAATGATTTCACGGCAAAGATGAAACTCATTGGACGCGAAGTCAAGAAGATTCTCGACGCCCTACCGGTTACCGTCGTCACCTTAAACGCCGCAGGCGACGAGCTGAAGCGCTACAACTTCAATGTCGACACCATGCAAATGGAGCTGATCGGCGCCGATATCTCGAAGCTGATAGACGACATCCTGCTCGTCGGCGGCCAGCGAGATCTATGGTTCCTGACGCAATACGTCCAGCCCGCCTATCAGCAAGGAACGGGCATGGCGCATACGAACTTGTCGCTTCAGTCGCAGGCCTACGCGGTATCCAGGCCTACGCTGGAGACCGTGCTCCTGTCGCCAGAGTATCGACGCCGCATCGGATACGTTCGAGCTAGGCAGTGGGAGGAGATGAAAGGCCTGTCGGAGACCACTAAAACCGGCATGACGCGGATCTTGTTCTCCGGCATGGCTCAAGGGATTAACCCGAACGTTATCGCCTCGCAACTGGCGAAAGAGACTGACATGGACATTGTCCAGGCGCGGAGGATCGCCAGGACTGAGATCAATACCGCGCTCCGTCAGTCGCGCCTGGACGAGGCGGAGGACGCGCAAGTCTCGCTCGGCATACTGACTAAGATGATGCAGATAAGCGCCTTGAGCGCTACCACGCGGCCGACACACGCGGCCAGACATGCGAAGCTGTACACGATTGCCGAGGTCCGCGTCTGGATGTCCACGAGTCCGAACATGATCAACTGCAAGTGCTCGTTTATTGAGGTCCTTGTCAACGACAAGGGTCAGCCGCTCACGCCTGGAATCATCGCCAAGGCCGAATCGCAGAGATGAAAAAAGGCGCCGCAATGGCGCCTTTCGTTTACTCCTGACTGCCGATCATGCCGCCTCCTCAATCTCATAACGATAGCCGCCCGCCGACATCATGTTACAGCGGGTTACGCTGATCATATCGCCCGCCGCGTTGCGGATCAAATAAGCCGACTCCGTCTCCCGTACCACCGGGTAGGCCCGACCAGGCGCGCAGCTATTCAGGCACAGCAAGCGCAGCGGGCGCCACTTTAGCGTCACAACGTCAGCGCCATGGGTGACCGACTGGAATGCCAGCGGCGGCAGGCTTGCGAGGAAAGCGTCGAGGTCCTCGCGCTTCTGAAAACTCTTTCTTAGGATCGTCATGCGGAACTCCGTAAATTGAGTGTCGGTCATGCCACGGAACCAGGCCGCAAACAATTTATCATTTCAGATAAAAAACTAGTTGACGGCTGTCTAGTGGTTTGACAGAATCACCCCATCGAAACGAACAACGGAGCAAGACGAGATGAACATCCGCGAACTGATGACAAAGCTTGACGAAACTGCAAGCGCTCGCAGCGGCACAACTCTCGATGTTGTTCATCACGTCTACTGTGAAGCGCTCGACAACGCCGCTCACACTGACGGCGTAACGGTATGGGGCGATAACGGTCGCTACACCGACGATTTCTGCGCGATGTGGCTGTCCAGTGTGGAAACAATCCTCGCTTGCTGCGACTTCGTAACCGATGATTGCTGCGAGTGGTATCGCGCAGAAGGCGTCAAATTCTAACCAACCCCGCCCATCTCAAGCCCCTTAACTGGGGCTTTTTACGTACCAAAACCAGCGAGAGCCGTACCGATGAAAGTCTACCGCGTAGTAATGGAAATGCCATGGCGCCACACGGAGCCGGAGAAAGGCGACGAGGAGAAGGCCGCAGTTCGTACTTTCTTTGCCTCCTTGCCATCCTGTCAGCGCCAGGAGCCGGACAATTTCGAATGGCTTGTCGACGAGCGCGACCTCGGCGCTGTTGTGGTCCAGTATGCGAACGCTGCGTACAGCGCTGTCGCCGTGAAGCGCATCGAAGTGGTCATGGATACCCTGGACCCGGAGAAGGCCGTGTCGGCCATGCTGGACCGGATAGAGCTTGCGGCGGCACGCCTGGACGACTACCAGGACAAGCCAGGCTTTAACGAGCGCGTCGGCGCCCCGTTGAGCGGTCCTCACTTGCACGGACTGAATCGGCTTCTGCTCCTTGAGAATTGCTGTACTGACGAGCTGCAAACGGCTCTTGATAAAGGCTGGCGCATCATTGCTGTGTGCCCGCAGGAAGCGCGGAGGCCCGACTACGTGCTCGGCAGTCGAGCGGATGGCGGCGAATTCCGTACCGCCGCCCGCTCGGCAGATTAAAGCAGCAAGCCCATCATTTGCGGCTCGACCGGGGCGAAACACATAACCAGGGCGTCGGCCAGGTTGGGCGATGGGATCTGCCGCTTGGCCATGTCCTTCTTGCTCTCGACCTTCACCTTGCCGGTATCGCCGTAGGCAACCCGAGGGCGCGACAGCTCGGCCTTTAGCTTGTCCAGGTGCGGCAGGTCGCTGGACAGGCTGATCAGCTCCGACGGGTCGTATACGGCGCCCTCGTGAATCGCCCGATGCGTCTTGTAGAACCGGTCGCGCAGGTTCCACCAGGCTTGCGCCTTGATGTTGTGGAACATGTCGCCGTTGGTCTTACCGACCATGTAAAGATGCTCAGGATGAACGACCGCGCCGCCAGCGTTAAAGCCGTAGATCTCGAACCCCTCGACGTAACCTTTTTCCTCCTCGGCCACTCGCAGCCGGTTAAGCGTCGCCTTAACGCCAGCGCCTACGCCAATACTGTCATAGACCAACATGTTTGCGCCGTTCTCGGTCGCATAGTGGTAGGCCTTGTTCGCCGTGAAGTCGGTGTCGCCCTTCTTCCATTCGTCCATGTCCAGCACAACAGAGCCGTGCGTGAAGCAAAGGGCGCTGGTGTCCTTGCCTTCGTCTGCGACGTCCTGTCCGACCTTGCGCAGGCCTTCAGGCTCGAACTCAAGCATAACGTGAGCATCTACAGCGGACTGGATCCACGACGGCTTGATAATGGCCTGCTCGCTGTCAGCGTTCGGCTGTCCGAGCCAGATATGGTCATAAAGGTCGGGATCCTCCTCTTTCATCGCCTCCATTTGCATGCGCGACGTTTCGGTAAAGAAAGGGTTGTCCGTGTAGTTGATTTGCTTGGTGATGGCGTAACGTTTGGTTTTGGTGTCGTCCGTGTACGCCTTGCACGCGCCAGGCCCGTAGCGCATATGGGTAGCGTCCAAGACGTTTTTCGGGTTGTAGCAGACCATCAGCTCGGCGCCGTCTTTACGCAGCGTAGGCACGAGCACGTTCCACGAGGCTTCCGAGATGTTCTCGGCCTCCTCACAGAAGGCGATGTCGATCCAGTCCATGCCCTTGACGCTGGTTACGTTCCGATACAGGCCTGCGAAAACCATCTTGGACCCGGTCGCCATATGACTGATTTCTTTGTCAGTGATATAGAACTGATCCCGGAGACCGATGTCCTCGATAATGGTCTCGATGGTCTGCTTGATCGAGTCCGCGATTGACTTCTGGATCTCTCGAAAGCAGCCGACGTGCGTCCTACTCGCCTGCATGCGGGCAAGGATGATACGGATAAAGGATTGCGTCTTGGCGGATCCTCGGCCACCCCTAGCCACCTTGATCATCGCCGGATAAAGGTAGTCGCCGAAAATCTCCGGCATGAGAATTTGCGGGACCTTGTCGACGTCCATAACCTGGCGGCCGACCATCTGGACGATACGGGACGGATTGAGGTAGCGGTCGACCAGGCCAATGACCATCGACTCGACCTTGCCCGTCCTGGCCTTTACCCGTCGCTCCAGCTCGTCAAGCGCTTTGACGGTTAGCCGCTTAGGCTTCGCCATTTAGCATTTCTTCAATGCGCGCCAGCCGCTCAGCCATCTCCGTGACCTCGAATACCTTGATGCCTGCGACGATCATGGACACCATTGTATTGCCCATGTCGACCGGCAAGATACCGGCCGCTACGGCGCTCTGTACGTCCTCGATCTTGTCGGACGGCGAGCCATCCTCGCGGAAAGGGAACTCGATAGCGGGGAGCGTGTTCTTGTCTGGAGGCGCCAGGCGGTTGAACAGCTCTTTCAGGAGCTGCCCCGACTCCTTGTCCTTGGCGTTCAGCGCACGGCGAACCATGATGTCATAGAAGCACTCCTCGGCCTTCTTGCCGTCCATGTCCTCGGGAAGCGCCCGCTCGATAGCCTCAAGGATCAGCGTTCGCTTTTCCTTGCCGCGCTTGCCGCGCAGGTGTCCGTTAGGCTGGTTCTCCGATGTAAACTGATGCTTAGCCATCTATCTTTGGCTCCTTGCCGTACACGTACTTGTTGACGAGCGCGTCGATAACGTCGCGAGCCTTGTCCACGCCCATAACAGCGATGGCCATGTTGGCGCACCACGGGACCCAACTAGGCAGGCCTGCCAGGTGCGCAGCGTACCCGACGCCGAACCCCAGGACGCAGGCCGTGACGACCTCGATAAACTTCTTGAGTGTCTTTGGCTCCTTTGAGCGCAAAGCCATAAGCAGCCCGAGCACGAGGCTAAAGGTCGCGGCCTTGACTGGCTCTGGCAGGGCGCCCCAAAGATCAATCAGGGTTTGCGGGTTTTTGTCGAGGCTCATTGATAGGGTGTCTCGGGTTGTTTTGTATGGCCGAATAATACCACGCATAAAAAAACCCGCTTTTGAGGGCGGGTTAAGGGTCTTGCTGGAGAGTGGTAGCGGCAAATGGGCTCGAACCACTCGCCGCGACAGGGTTATCTAGAGATCCTGTCGCGTCTATCGCCTTCGCTACTTGTGGCAGACCTTGCAAAGTCCGAATATTCGCGAATCGAATACCGCTGTAAATCAGTTCGGCGCGGGTCGTATACCTAACCGCATTAAAGCACAACATGGCTACCGAAACTCTGGAGCAGATATAGGGAATCGAACCCTAGTCGTCAACTTGGAAGGCTGACTGATGCCCTGCACTTACCCGCGAAACTGTAAATCGGCGGATCCGCTAGGCCGGGTCGCAATGACAGCCCGCTTTCGCAGATCCTAAGTTGGCGCCTCTACGGGGATTCGAACCCCGGACTTCTCCCTAGACAGGGGAGCACTCTAGCCGCTGAGTTATAAAGGCTTTGATTCGTTGTTTAGCGTCTTCAGTGTCATCAGACGAATGACAAGCCATTTTTTTAGCAGGGTGCCGCTTTAATCCCGCCCTGCGCCGTCTATTCCGGCTGCCGACGTCTGTATTTATACCCTATGGTCATGGGGTTGCGTAAAGGCCTGCGGTCAATGACTGCTTTTCGTTTTCGCCCCTTGCCCGACGGATAATACAGGGGTTTTTGCGGGTGTCAAACCTTCTTGCTCCAGGCTGTTGCGTAGCCTCGAAGGATACGGTCCTTTACGTCCGGCAGGACGTCAGGATCAAGCTCAAGCTTGTTCGCTTCGATAAGCCAGCGCCGATGAGCGAACCCTGATAGAACGCGGCTCGCGAACTCGTGAAGACCTTCGACCGGCTCCGCCTTGACATCCAAGAGCTTGATCCAGTCGACCTCTTTTGCCGTCCACTGCCCGTTCCACTCGCCGCGATAGCACGGCAG